CTGGGCTTACATCATCGGGCGCAGCGGGTAACGTCCTGACAAGTGACGGAACTGGCTGGGTATCTGGCGCGGCTCCATCAGGTGCTGTTGAATACCCGCAGAACGTCCAAAACGGAAACTACACGCTAGTTCTTGGGGACGCAGGCAGGCAAATCTATTCCACCAATACTGGTTCACAAACCATCACAATTCCGACCCACGCATCAGTTGCGTTTCCGATTGGGACGGTGATTACGATTGTGAACTTTGGGACAAACAACATACTTTTGGGCGCATCTGGTTTATCAATTTACGTAAACGGTAACGGGACAGCTTTGTCCGCGCCTATCATAGTGCCAAATACATCCCTACAACTACTTAAAACCGCGACAAATTCTTGGGTTTCCACGTTTGGGGCATTGACCAACGCATTGCTATCTTACTTGGTAGTCGCAGGCGGTGGTGGCGGCGGGAGATATTCCAGCCAAGGTCGCGGCGGCGGCGGTGGCGGTGGAGGTGGCTTCGTAAGCGGTGCAACTGCTATACCTATCGGTTCAACACTCACAGTTACTGTTGGCGCTGGCGGAACTGCAGCCACTGGGTCAGGCGACCTTGCTGGTTCAAATGGCGCTAATTCTACACTTACGGGAGTAACTTCTGCGGTAGGTGGCGGCGGCGGCGGTGGCGGCGGAGCTGCTGGAAATGGTGGTTCTGGTGGCGGAGGCTGGTGGCTCGGAGGAGGAGGAACAGGCACTGCTGGGCAAGGTAATGCTGGGGGTAATGGCTCATATGCAGATGATTTTAGCCGTATTGCAGGAGGAAGCGGCGGCGGTGCTGGCGCAGCAGCAATTGGTTCGGGTAATGGGACGCCACAAAACGGTGGCGCGGGTCTTGCATCATCAATTACAGGCACTTCAATCTTTTATGCTGGCGGTGGTGCTGGTGGAGCCGATTACGGCTCTGGTGTAGGTGGCGTTGGCGGCGGCGGTAATGGCTCTTCGGGAGTTGGAACTAATGGCGGCACAAACTTAGGTGGCGGCGCTGGTTCTAACGCAAATGGAGGCTCTGGTGTGGTAATTGTCTCAACCCCTATTGTGGCAGCTTCAACCACAGGCTCACCAACAATTACAACATCAGGGATTAACACGATTTACAAATTCACATCATCTGGCACGATTACATTCTAAGGAAACATCATGACACATTTTGCAAAAGTTATTGACGGCACCGTCACAGAGGTTCTGGTCATTGAACAGGACGTTATCGATACAGGCGCATTTGGCGACCCATCGCTTTGGGTGCAGACATCATACAACACTTATGGCGGTCAGCATCCAGAAGGCCGTCCGCTGCGTATGAACTATGCTGGCATTGGTTTCACCTATGACGCAGATCGCGATGCTTTTTACGCGCCACAGCCATTTCCGTCATGGATACTAAACGATGACACTTGCCTTTGGGATGCTCCAACGCCACGTCCTGATGACGGAAATCTGTACCTTTGGGACGAAGCTGCATTGGCATGGGAACAGGTAACCGATGTAACTGCGGCATAGAAGTGATCTAACTTGCTTTTTGGCTCATCATTAGCGATGAAGCATTAGATAAAATAGAAACTTAATTTAACGCCTCTCCATGCATGGAGGTGAGGAGGTAAGCAGATAGGCTTATAGATGGCTAGTATTAAACTGCAGACGTTTGGTGGTGTGTTACCTCAAGTTTCTTCGCGCCTATTGCCGGACACAGCGGCAACGATTGCTGAGAACGCACGCTTTGATTCTGGCCGTCTATCTGCTTGGCGTGCTCCTCTTGCTGGACTTGACCACAACAACGTCGCTTTCGTTGTTCCAAACACCACTCGCACGATCTACAAACATCGCGACCGGCAGGGCAATTCTTACTGGCTTGTGTGGACCACAGATGTCCACGCCGTTCCATCGCCAATTGCTGAAGATCCATACGACCGTCTGTATTGGACGGGTCAGCTATTTCCTCGCATGGCGATTGGTACTGAGGTCACTGGATCTGTTGCGCCTACATATGAGCCTTCGGTAACTCGAAAGCTTGGCGTGCCTACACCTACGGACGCGCCTACTGTTTCAGTAACGACACCGATAACCGACGCCACGATCACCGCACTGTCTCGCTCTTACGTTTATACGTGGGTGTCGGGTCTTGGCGAGGAGTCTGGTCCTTCTCCTGCCTCTTCTATCATCGAGGTAAAAACAGGGGAGACTGTAACGATATCGATGACAGGAGCTGTCCCAGCCCATATCTACAACACCGTATCGAAGCCAGCCCTTCGCCGTGTCTACCGCACCAACGTAAACGGAGAGTTCCAGTTCGTTAAGGATATGGCGTACAGCGCCACGTCGACTACCGACGCAATCTTAGACGAAGATCTGGGAGAAATAATTCCATCGACCAATTGGAATCCTCCGCCTGACGAGAACACTGGTAACCATCCTGACGGCCCCATGCTTGGGCTGACGTCGATGCCCAACGGCATTCTTGCAGGTTTCTCTGGACGGTCTGTATTTTTCTCTGAAGCATACCTTCCTCATGCATTTCCCAAAGCCTACTCGTTGACTACTAAGTCTCGAGTCGTTGGCCTCGCCAGTATCAGCATTGGCTTGATGGTTATGACGACAGGTAAGCCTGTCCTGATGACTGGATCCTCACCTGCTGCTATGACGGCTACAGAGATCGACAACAACCAAGCTTGCGTCTCTGGTAGGTCTATAGCCGACATGGGCGAGGTTGCGCTGTATGCCTCGCCTGACGGGATTGTGGCGGCGGGAGAGAGTGGCGTTAGCCTAATCACTGAAGGAATCTTCACACGCGACCAGTGGCAGGCCCTGAACCCATCGAGCATTCACGGCTACCATTACGAAGGTCGGTACATCTTCTTCTGGCAGAACGGAGCCCAGAGCGGCGGTTACGTCTTCGACGGTCGCGGTGAGTACCCACAGATCTCAACCCTAAACTACTACGCCAAGGCCGGTTATAACGATCCGACAGACGATGCTCTGTATCTAGTGATCGAAACAGCAGGGGTCAGTACTGTCCGCAAGTTCGATGCAGGATCTGCGTCACCATATATATGGCAGTCAAAAGAAGTGCGGATGGAGAAGCCCATCAACCCATCCTGCGGAATCGTTGATGCGGAAGCTTATCCGGTAACCTTCACGCTATACGCCGATGGCGTACAAAAGCACACGCAGTCTGTGACAAGCGGATCCATGTTCCGCCTACCGTCTGGCTATCTTTCAAAAGAATTTCAGTTCCGTATCACTGGTTCTAATGATGTGAACCAAGTGCTGATTGCGGAGTCGCCGGAGGAATTCCAGTGAGCTTACCAAAGACTCCTATTAAAGGAGATCCGGAGACTAGGCGTTTTCTTGAAGCTGTTCGCCAGAGGGTTGAGAGCGTCGAGGATAGTGCTGTTACCGTTGCCGACATGCGCAGCGCTGGCTTCTTTGAACGCAATGGAATTAATGTCGGTAGCAGTACTGCTACAGGTGAAGTGCAAGCTCCGTCCGTCCCAACTAACCTTCAAGCGGATGGAGCATTCGAGACCGTTGTTCTGACGTGGGACTACGTAGACTACGTAGGTCACAGCAACACTCGCATCTATCGCTCAAACACAAACGTCTTTGCTGACGCAGAGGTATTGGCAAACATCGAAGGACGGATTTATTCGGACTTAGTTGGATCAAGTAAGACGTACTACTACTGGATAGCTAACGTAAACGAAAATGGAATCGAGTCTGCTACAAGCCAATCTGCTGGCGTTGTGGGAGTTACGTTACCAAATACACAGTTCATTCTGGACCTGCTAACCAATTCTATTACGGAGTCCCAGCTTTATTCAACGCTTGGAACTCGCATCAATCTCATTGATGGCGCGAGCACGCTAACAGGAAGCGTAAATGCACGCCTTAACGCAGTGCAGACTGACTTGCAGACACAGATAACTGCAAACGGCTCCGCCATTATAAGTGTTCAGGATGTGAACGCATCGCAGGCCACACAGATTACTTCTCTTGGCACACGTACTGGAGTCGCTGAAAGCAACATTACTAACCTCCAGACAACAACGGCTAATCAAGCGACATCAATCAGCCAGTTGACCTCAACGGTCAGTGGCAACACGACTTCAATCCAGACGCTGACTTCGACTACCAACGGACTTAATGCTCAGTACACAGTAAAGATAGATACCAATGGATACGTCTCAGGTTTTGGTCTTGCGTCGACAGCAAACAATGCAACGCCATTTTCAAGCTTCATTGTCCGCGCAGATCGCTTTTCAATTTCCAGCCCATCTGGACCAAGCATTCCGCCAAAGACGCCGTTCATCGTTACAACAACGACGACAACAGTAAATGGCGTTAGTGTTCCGGCTGGTGTCTACATAGATTCTGCAACGATCCAAAACGGCTCGATCACGAATGCCAAGATCGGCAACGCCACCATCGAATCCGCAAAGATCGTTAGCGTCAACGCAGACAAGATCGTAGCAAACAGCCTTTCAGCCATCACTGCAAACATTGGCCTTCTGCGCACTGCAGCGTCTGGCGCAAGGCTCGAGATTGAAAGCAATCAGATCAGGGTCTATGACGCAAACGGCACTATGCGTGTTCGTATGGGTGTCTGGTAATGCCGCAAGGCCTGCAGGTGTGGGACGATCAGGGTCGTCTGTTAGTTGATCTTGGTGATTGGCTTGGCCGTCTCGCAGGCTCCGCAGCCGTTGCCGCAAACACTGCTGGATCAACAACGAACGTACTTCTGCAAAGCGGAACACCTTTCTTCGTGTGGATACCATCGACAGAGGAGGCTGTTACTGGCCCAACCACAATGCCATCCGTGACATTTAGTGGATCGACCATGAGCTGGTCGTCGGTTCCTGTGTCTGGAACGCTAATTTACGGAGTGCGCTGATGCCAGCAGGCATGACGATCTACAACAATTCCGGCGCAATCCAAATTGACGGCGAAGGAATTCACTACAACTGTACCGGCTCTGGTACTGTTACGACGAGTAGCAACATAATTGCGCAGGGAGTGATATACGGCAGCACCGTCGTGGCATCTTTTACCGTAGATGCTTACTCCCTCTACGCATTCCGCTGCGACACAGCCGGTGTGCATATACGCCGACAATGGCTAAATGGAACTACACGTAACTACCGCATATGGGTACTTGGTCCTATTGGTACGGTTGTTAACTGGTATCGGTTCGAGCCTGCCGTTCAAGGTCAAAGCAACGGCGCTGGCTTCGATATCTACACACCAAGTGGGACAATCGCCTTTAGCCTCAGCACCAAGCCAATGGCAATCAGAGAGTTGATCAACGTCACCCGTGGATATGGCGGCGGAACTATTAGCCTAAGCGCGAGCAGAAACTATGCCGTCATTCCGTCTGCGCAACTTGGATGGGAAGATGCCTCTGTGTTTTTGGGCGTAAATAACCGTGGCGAAGCCCTGTACGAAATACCAACGTCATCAGTATACGTGAAGAACAACACCGGATCTGTGACGTTGACGGTTGACCAAAGGTCACTTGCGTCTCGAGATAACAACGCCGCAATCGACAACAACGGCCAAGCCTTAATCGTGGATGTAACGTACTTATGATGAGCAGTATAGATGTCCGTGAATGTAGGGAATTCATTCTCACAGCGCTGCTCGAGGTGGCAGAAAAGACGGATGCTGAGTGGACGCCGGAAGATATTTATAACGCGCTCTTGGCAGGAAAAGCATTTTTGTTTATGCATTCTTTTGATAGTGAGAGTTTTGTTGTATTGAGCCAATACAAACATCCGTATCTGGACCGCACTGTGCTTGTTGTTGACGTTGCGTACAGTAAAACGGGTAATGCGATAGACCTGCACCAGCATGAGCTAGAAGAGCTAGCAAAAGCTGCGGAATCAGGCTATATCGAATTCTCTTCCCCGCGTGCGGGATTCAAGAGAGTAGCCGAAAAACATGGTTACCAAAATGTCTGCACGACGTATAGGAAGAAACTGTAATGGGTAAGGGTTCCAAAGTAGACGAGACAGAGCAAGAAAGAGCTCTAGCTGAAATCGCTGCACAGCGGTTCAATCGGTATAGGGAAGTCTTTGCTCCACTTGAGGACCAGTACATTCAGCAGGTCTTCGATGTTCGCAATCAGTCGAACTATGAAACCGCTGGCGGCAATGCTGCTGCGCAGTTCCAGAAAGAGTTCCAGACAGGTCAGGATAAGCTTACAGATCAGATGATCCAGCAGGGCGTCGATCCATCCTCTGGCGCATTCCAAGAAAACAGTGCAGCTTTGCGGCGTGCTCAAGCAGTCGGGCAGGGTGTCGGCGTATCTGGCGCAAAGGTCGCCAACACAGATCGCTTCTATCAAGGCCTGCGTGGCGTGATGGCGATTGGTCAGGGTCAGTCAGCCGATGCAATTGAAGGTATGGCTGGGCTTGCTCGTCAGTCGCAGGAAAGAGCTACTGCCTCAGCAGAGTCTGCGTTTAATAAAAGCAGTGCAATCCGCTCTGGTGTATCGGCTGGCCTTGGCTACGCTGCTGCACCTGCTGTAGACAGCAGACTCCAGAGGCCACGGTCTCCTTCGCCGACCTTCAGCGGCACAACTAGTTCAACGGGCGGATAACAAATGAGCTTTTTTGACAACCTTGCAACGATCATGGGCGGTGAAGATCAAGTCCCGCAACAGTTTCGTACTGCGTTTTCGGAATTAAACGATTACAGCGTTGCGTCAAAGCAGGCTGCTCCAGCTACGATGAGCACCTCACCTGCCACTCAACCATCAAATAATGTATTCACCCAGCGCAGGCTACCGCTTGGCTTGGGAACGGAGTTCACTTATCCAATCACTAATTTTACTGCGGCTGATCCAAACACAATCACTACTGGTGCAGGTGGTGGCTTGTATGGAGGTAACGTAAGTTACAACCCAACAAGCAGCGCATACGGAAACATCGATCCATCCAACTATTTAATGGATAAAAAAGAGGGTGCTTCAAACCTAAGCGCTGCCGTTACGCGAGCTCAGTATCAGGATTACCTGAACCGATTTGCTCCCGTAGAAGATTATCTTGTTGGACAAATTGATGGTCGCAATACCAGAGATCTTGGCTTTGACGTTGCTCGAGCAAACCAGTCAGTGACGAACGCAGGCGTAAACATGCAGGGTCAGCAACAGCGTTCAATGGGTCGCTACGGACTTCAATACAGCGGACCATCTATTGCAAACTCGAACGATATTACTGGCGGTCGAGTAGCCGCAATGAACCAAGCCCGTATGGCAGATGAAGAGCGTGCTCTTTCACTTATGTCTGGATCAGGGCAACCCGCAGGAGGAGGTCAATAATGGCTGGTCTTATTGGCGTAGGCCGTAACACTCTTGGGCAGGCGTCTGTTGGCTTTCAGCAGAGCGCAGGCCTAGAAGCAAACCGTAATGCCGCACAGCAGCAGCTTGATGCAGCACGAGCTGCACAGCGCTCAAGCATGGTGACTACCGGCGCAGGTCTTGGCGGATCCATTGGTGTGAACAACTATATGGCTAACGCTGCTACTCAAAAAGGTATTGAGAGCTTCGGTCAAAGGATTGGCATTGATGGAATAAGTAAGCTGGCTGCACAGGAAGCCGCTACAACTGTTGCACCGGAAGTAGTCGCAACTGTTGCACCGGAAGTTGTCGCAACTGCTGCACCAGAGATTGCTGCCACCGTCGCACCAGAAATTGCTGCCACCGTCGCGCCAGAGCTAGCAGTAACCGCAGCACCATCAACCGGAGCACTAGCTGGTATTGGAGCAATCGCAACGCCTCTTCTTATTGGTGCTGGCGCAGCGTTACTTCTCGACTCAGTGTTCGACATCTTTTAAGGCATTAGTTCATGGCAATTGATCCAGCACAATCATTCTCAAACGCTCTAGGCCAAGGCCTTGGCATTATGAAGTCGTATCGCGATGAAGCGCGGGACGAAGAAGAGATGGCATTCAGCCGTCAGCTTCGCGAGAAGGCTGACAAGCGGCTCGATGTAGAGCTTGGCATGCGCGAGAAAGAGCTTGGCATGCGAACAGACGAGCACAGCCAGCAAATGAAGATCGGCGCAAATACGCTGAGGGTGAATGAAGAGTATTGGAGCCCAGCACAAGTCGAGTATAGGCAACAAATGCAAGCACTCGAGCTGTCGACAGCAAAAAGTACTTCCGAAGTCGCGACCATTAATGCGAAGTACGCAGAACGCGACAAGCAGATGGACCTACGGTACAAGGGGGCGCAGATTGGGCAAATACAGGCGCAGACGGGCGCTTATAACCGCTCTAATCGTGGTGGTGGTAGCGATGGCAGTGGTGGTGGACTCAGCAGAGAGAACCAAGCCTTCATGATTTACGCTGCAAAAAGAGCGCGTGGTGAAGTTGCCCCACCTTCAGTAACTGCTCTCATTGGAAGAAGGCAGGCACAAGAGGCCGCCCTAGTTATCGGCGCACCAGACTTTGCCAGAGCTCTTCAAGATCCATTTGGTGAATGGCGCAAAGACCCGAAGGTTCTTAGAAAAATACTTCCTTATGCAGGGCTCAGCATTCAGAAAACTGAGCAGAAAAAGGGTTATAAAAACTCAACGGTTGTTGGCATGGACATTAACCCCAAGAACAAGAATGAATTTATCATTACCTTCAGCGGCGTTAACGCTAAAACGGGAAAGAAAGAAACATATACCGGCAGGCAAGACGTTGATACGTTTTTGGGCAAGGGCTCTGGTTACGCCAGCGTATTCAATCAGATTGCAAACAGCAATGAGGCAAAGGCCGACATAGCAAAGCAGTTCATTGCATCTCAGCCAGTGCAGGCGAGAGAGATCATTGAAAGTGAAATAAGTTTTGTTGAGCAGCGAATGAAGAACATGAAGTTGCAGGGCAAAGACACAGTGAAGGTAAGAGGCGGAGATGTTAATACGGCAGATTATCAAAAGCTGGCAAATACTTATGCCGCACTCACTGAAAATGACCCTCGCTACATAACAGAGTTTTTGTTAAAGGGCTTGGCTCGTCAGGAACAGAGCCGGTATTAATTCGCTTCTCTCTAAGAAAGTACACAAATGGCTGAAAAGAATTATGAGAGAAGTGCGCAACTTTGGGCGCAGAGCATCCAGTGGGATCAGGTAAAAGACACACCACCACCAGCACAAAGAGCGCAGCCAGTGTCTCAGCGTACTGGGCAGGCAAGTTCACAGGCACAGGTCAGAAACCGCCCATCAGGTAACAGCAATCTTTCCAATTTGTTGAACCAAGAAATTGCCCAAGTTGACCAGAAGATCAACTTGCTAAAGTCACTTCCAAACAACGAGGCCGGTCTGCGAGCATCGAGGCAGACAGGCATGGCTGGGACTCGCGATCAGCAGTTGCGAGTTTTGCAGTTGAATAGGGATCGGCTTGTTGCAAAGGCAGCAAGTGGTAAAAACGAAAGCTTTCTTGGCGACATTGGCAGCGCCATGTCATCTCGTATGGCAAATATTGACAAGCGCATTGGGTACGCAACTGGAAACGCAAGGCTCCAGAATCAAGCTCGCCGCACCCAGAAAATAGCCAGTGCAGAAATGACTGACTACGGTCGCGAGGCTCGTGAAAAAGGCGTTCTTGGCAAGGACATGGGCCTTGGTCAGCGTGCATACGCCGCCATGCTTGGCGTAGCAGAGTCAATTCCTGAGCTTGTAGGCGGGGCTATTGCAACTGCAGCAGTAGGTGCCTTGGCTCCAGAAGCGGCTGTCGCTGCAATTGGCGCAAAGATCATTTCGCAAACGCCGCGCTTGGCAAAGTTGTTTGGTGCGACTGCGGCTATGGGTGGTCGAGAGGCGGCTCAAGTTGTCGGTAAACGAGCAATCATGACGGTTGCTGGCATGGGTGTAGAAGGTACGCAGGCTGGCTTGAGTGCAGGTTCAGATGTTACTGCCCAAGCCCTCGAGCAGATCAATAGCGATCCAGAGGCATTTGCTCAAAGCACTTTAGGTAAAAAGCTTCTTGCTGAAAACAATGGCGACTTTGAGGCGGCAAAGAATGCAGCAGCAAATCAAGTGGGTCGCGCCGCTGCACTAAGCACTGGAGCCACCACTGCCCTGATGTCGATTCCCGCCTCTGTGTTTGAGGCTCGAATTTTAAGTGGCAGTGCTGGGCGAGGCACACTAAAAGAACTTGGCATAGGTACCGCTGCGGAGTCCGCTCAAGAAGCTCCACAGTCAGGATCTGAGCAGCTCATCAACAACGTCTCAATGCAGCGTGTTGGCTCTAATGTAGGTACATTAGAAGGCGTTGCTAAAGCTGCTGGCGAAGGCGCAATTGTTGGCGGATTAATGGGTGGTGGTATCGGCGCTGGTGCGAGCGCTGTTAATCGACTGACTGGAAATGCTCCTGACGACCAGCCACGACCAATGGAAGATGAAGAGCTGGTCTCAGCACTCTCCGCTCGAGGCGAAGCAACACCACCTCGTGAAGGCGGCGGCGGTGGTGGCGGCATGAATTACACGCCAGAGCAGATCCTTGATATTGCTCGTAACAACGAGTCGAACCCGCGCATTGCCGACATCATGTCGCAGCCGGTGAGCGACGTGACGAAGGTCGAGCAGGTTGCTCGCATCCTTAATCAGGAAGAGGCATCTCGAGTCGAGCCTGAAGCCGTTCGTCGTATCTCTGGAATGTTTGGCGGCACCAACTCTGTCAGCACTTCAAAGCAGATGATTGGCGACGAGCTGGCAAAGATTAACCCAGCCGTCATTGCTGAAAGCCCAACCCTCTCATCCATCGCAAAGTCGTTAGAGTCGACCGGCAAGCAGTTCGTCAGCGGCCTGCGTAACGCCGTCAGCAACTATCAACCAACTGCTCAGACCGGCACTCTTTTTGCACGCCCAGAACGAGGCGGTGAAGGCAGTGTTGTCATGTCACAAGAAGATGTGACCAATGAAGCTCAGCGGGAACGTGAGGCTCAGCAAGCATTCCGCTTGGCGGACGTTCGTCAACGCCGATTTGACACAGCCACAGGCGAGCTCACACAGCGCGAAGATCTGCGTGCAGGTGCTCCGGAACCAGAGAGCCAGTTCTTCCTCAACCCAGCCGTCTACGGCGAGGATCTTGGCGGCATTGCTGCAACCATTGTTGGCGCAGAAGGTGGCAAGGTTCGCATTCAGTACGAGTCACCCACAGAAGTAGATGGCAACGGTACTCCTGTCATTATCTCAGAGGATGTTGATCCGAACGCAATGTTTGATCGCGTCGTTCGTGGCACGCCGCGCATGTCGCAAGAGCTTGCTGGAGATCTGCGCAAGCCACGCAAGGGTACAGGTACAGACCTCAACCCGCGTCAGTCAGTAGATCGCACTAGTACGCGAGCTCTGGTGCCTACACAGGACGCAGGACTGCCTACCACGATCTCGCCTACCCGCATGACGGGCTTTGAGGCAAACACCGACCAGTTGCCGGTGGAACAACAGGCGCAGAACGCGCAGGTTAATCCACAGCAAGAGCGTGCGCCAAACGTAGAGGGCAATGTAGAGGGTCCAAACGAAATCAGTGGTCCTCCTGCCACGCCTCGACTGCAGGCACCGGAAGTCCAGACCGCACCTGCTGAGGAAACAGCTCCTACCGAAGAAGCCCCTGCCGAAGAAGCAGCGCCAGCCGAAGCTGACCAAGAACCTGCGCCGAAGAAGCCTGTCCAAGATGATGGCGGCAAGGTTGAAAAGCACGTCGAAAGTATCGAAGACAAGATCCTTAACGACGACCGCAACGGTGTTGTTCGCTACGCCACCAAGGTTCATAAAGAAGGTCTTATCGACGACGCAGACCTTGCTGAGATCAAGCGCATGTCCAAGGACAAGGACATGGGAGCTGAGGATATTGGCCCAGAGCTCATCAGCCAGCTCAACACTAAGCGGGATGATGGCGGTACACGCTACTCTGGCCGTCGCGAAACTGTCCGTGCTCCACGCAAGAAGGCCAGTGACGTTGTTCGCGACACCCCGCTAAGCAAGGACAAGACCGCTGATAGCGAAGAGGTGTCTAAGCCAGACATAGATTATGACGCCGTCATTCAAGACAGGCTCGACAAGATTGCTGCTCGCGGGGCGCAAGGCAAAGTCGTTGCCAGCCGTCTTCGTTCATTACTGAAGCAAAACAACTACGATGTAACGCAGCTCTACTACGCCTTCCAGATGGGCGAAGTTGTATCTCGCGTTCTGCCAAAAAACGCAAAGGTAGATATCCTTTTTGTTCCAAGCATAACGGCAAGTGATGCAAAAGCTGCGGCAGCAAGTGGTGTAGATCTTGGCGAAGAAGCCGGTGGTTCGTATGACGCCTATAAGATTAGCCCTAATGGATTCCGTGGCCTGATCACCCTTTCCCTAAGCGATAACGTAACGGGCGCATCCAGAGAAAACGCTGCGCATGAGGCGTTCCACGTTATTCAGGACATGCTACGCGCCTACGATCCAGACGCATTCAAGCTTCTTAATAATTCGTTCCGCGACGATATGCGGATTGACGATCTCGACCCAAGCATCCTGCGCAAGCTGAAGACGCTGACGACGGATGGCGAAGGCAGTGTATATGACGGCCTCATTGCCAGCTTGGGCGACACACCACTGTCTCGCTTCGAGGCTCAGGCCGTAGCCTTTGGTGCTCTCGTAGACGCTAAAGACCGTGGCGTTGACATGAAGGGGCTAAAGGCCAGCTTCATTCGCGTTGTCGACTTCATCAGCGACATGCTTCGCGGCTTCCGCAACATCTTCCGCATCAATGGCGTTGAGTCTGTCGCCGAAATCTTTGAGGGCTACCGCACCGGCAAGGCTCAGGAGAACATGACTGAGGCTGCTCCGCTCAGAGATGACGAACAGCAGATCCAGTACTCTGGGCGCAAGAAAGACAGCGCCACAGGCGAGTTCAAAAAGAACATTAAGGCATCAAAGCTTTCTGCTGACGAACTGTTCGCCCAGCCAGACGTTAAGCAAGGGACGATGGGTGTCACTGAAGCTGCGATTGAAATCCAAAAACGCACGCTTTCTATTCTTGGGCGGCCTATTACTGCAGCCGGTCAAAAGGATGACCTTCTTGCGCAAACCGTAGCCCATGAAGTTAAGTCTGAGCTGGCTCGTTCTGGCAAGCGAAACGCTTCTGGCTGGTACACAGAGGAGATGCGCAAAGCCACTGCCGTCGCCTCCATGATCCACCCTGAGATCGCTACTGATGTAGGCGCTCAACTGCACTTTACTGCAGCTCTTGCTATTACTTCGCAGAATCAATCTGTCGATGCCAATGCTGTGTTTGCTGAGCGCTGGTACGAGCACTATAAGAAGAATGGTAAGTTCCCTGAGAACGAAGGTTGGGGCAAGGCCGCATCCTCGATTATCTCCAACGCGAAACTCTTCAACTCAATCGTTGAAAAGTATGGCGCTGAGGCAGTCTCGAAGTTCTTTGCCACCAAGTTCACAGTCCGCGAGCTGCGAGCCGCTGGCTTTAGCAATGTGTCTGGCGCATCCGAAGAGATGGTCTACGGCAGCGCAGTGCTTGGCCCAAAGATTGGCTTTGGCTTCTACTCAAACCTCAATGGTCGCTACGATCCCGTAACCATCGACATGTGGTTTATGCGGACGTGGGGCCGCATGACTGGTGACCTTATTGGTGCGGATCCTGAGCTTATTCAGCAGCAGGAAGAGCGTCTTACTAAAGCGCTGGCTGATGATGGTCGTCCGACAAACGCATATGGACCAGAGCTGCTTGAGGTTGCGCAGGCTGAGTCCAAGGCCTTCGAGAAGGACTTTAAGGTTAACCGCGCCGCCTATGACAGCGGAGAGAAGGTTAAGCCAGAGACCGCGCTTGCTGCACAGCGCCTTCTTGCCAGCTTTGAAGACACAAAGGATGCACCGAAGGCTGATTGGCAGCGCACTTGGATACGGGATATTGTTGCTAAGTCGCAGCAGATCTTGCAAGGCGATAGTATTAACATTACGAATGCTGATCTTCAGGCCGTTCTCTGGTATCCAGAGAAGCGACTGTGGTCTAAGAAGTTTGGTGTACGGGAAAAGGGTAAGGGCGCAGACGATGCGGGTAGTGCTGGCGAAACCAGCTACTACGACGAGTTTGTTCGCATTGCCAAGAAAAGAGGATTTACAGATGGGCAAATCAGTACCGCCATTCAACCCAAGGGGGGACGGGGACAAGGATCAGGAAGCGTTCTGGGCGGAGGAGCCGTCAATCAAAACGCTAACGGACAATCTGGGGCCGCTAATGAATTCGCGCCCAGAGACGCCAGACGCTTCATCCAAGATTCAGTCGTTACCAGACTCAATAAAGAATTCCCCATTCTTGATGGCGCTGGGTCAGCAACTTCTGGAAGACCATCCGAACATGTCAGCAGAAAAGCTGGTGGAAACCTTGCGCGGAGCATAGAGGGCCGCACACCTGTAGTTGCTACATACAGCCACTCAGTAAAGGTAAAGAACGCACTCGCTGTGGCGGGTGTTGATGCTCCAAAGTTCCTCGAACTAACTGCTGGACAAGCTTCCGCCAAGCTTTACCATCGACTGATATCTGAAGCGCAGAAGGCCAATAAGGCTGGTGCTGCAGTCTACGTCTACGATAAGAAAGATTACGCCGACATGCGCCTGTTCCTCACTGAGGATGGGCTCACTGGCTTTGCTATTAAGGGCGATGACCTTGTGTCGGTGTTCAAGCATCCGACATCAGAAGCTAGGGGTGTTGCTATCCCGCTCGCACGCATGGCGGTTTGGTTAGGCGCTCGCCGACTTGACGCATACGACACTGTCCTGCCTTACCTGTACTCGACGGCTGGCTTTAAGGTCGCATCGAGAGTCAAATGGAGCGATGAGGCAGCTTCAGATAACTGGGACAAGACTGAGTTCTCCGCCTTCAACAACGGAGAGCCAGACGTTGTCTTCATGTACCATGATCCTGCACGCAGCGATTTCTATACGAAGGGCGAGGGCGAGTACTTCGACCAGTACGATGACGCCGTAGCAGCTCAATCGAGCAAGGCTGGTAACGTCCAGTACTCTGGCCGAACTAATCGTGCGGTCTACACACCAGAGCGTACCGATCTACTGCTGCAGGATCTGTCCTATCCTGATGATGATAACAAGACTAAGGCTTGGATCACCTTCATGTCTCCAGATCAGTTCCTTGGTCTTACCCTGTCGAGCAAGGGGCGTGATCTCCTCGCAACGATGGATCCAGAAAAGACTCGCGCTCGCACATTGAATGTTGATGAGTTGCGTCGAGTAGACCAGCCACTGTTCCTTGAGATCGCTGAACCTTACATGGCTTCGGGCAAGGAGCAGCCTCGTCGCGTGATGGGTCATGAAGGCCGTCACCGTATGGCTGCGTTCAAGGCTGCTGGCATAGAGCAGGTTCCAGTTATTCTGCGGCGACAGGATGGGCGTGCCGGTCAGCTCGAGGATCTGAACAACTTCACGCTTGCCCCGCAACGTGGAGGTCGCAGTGATCAGTACAACAGCGGCGACACTAATACCGTCTTGTCTGAAGCGGTGCCGTTTAACTATGCAAACGCTGGCCGTATTCGTGAGATGATGAGCGGCGAAGGCATTCGTTTCTCTGGTGTCCGCCGTCCAGCCAATCTGAACATTGGTGGCAAAGCAACCAAGCCAAGCATCCGTCCGAACGCACCTAAGTTTAAGACCGGCCCCGCTGTTCTTGGCGTGGACCCAATGGCTGAGCGATTCCCAAGGCTTGTTAACTGGTACGAGAAACTCGTAAACAGGACGCGCTCTGTTAAGCAGCTTACAAAGAACATCGACGACTTCTATAACGATAAGACAAACATCGACCGCGCTGAGCAGTTGATGGGCAGTCGTGCTGCATACACAACGCAAGAGTTCCACCTCAATGAACTGCAGCCAGTGCTGAAGGAGATCAGCAAACAAGCGCTGTCTATCAATGAAGTAGAAACCTACATGCACAACCGGCATGCGGTAGAGCGCAACGCTATTATCCGCCAGCGCAACGACGCATTCAAAGATGGTGGCTCTGGCATCAACGACGCCGCAGCCAAAGCTTACTTAGCTGCACTGTCTCCCGCCAAGCGTAACCGCCTTGAGACTGTAGCCAAGAAGCTGGACGTTATAACAAACGGAACGCTGCAAGTACTGCAGGACTCTGGCATAGAGTCAGCGGAGACGGTTCGTAACCTGCGCAATGCTTATAAGTTCTACGTCCCTCTGTTCCGCGAAGGTGTCGATGGTGGTCATGCACTCGGCACTCGTGGCGCAAGCGTAGAGGGATCAGCCTTGAAGGCAGCGGTTGGCTCAAGCAAGCCGGTCAGCAGCATTATCGCCAACATCGTTACGCAGCGGGAGGCGGCTATCAATCGCGCTGAGGCAAACCGTCTTGGCAATACGGTGTTTCAGGCTGCGCTGGAAAACAAGGACCAGACTTTCTGGATGGTCATCGATCCGTCGACGGCCACTCTTGATCAAGTGCGCAAGCAGTTGGTTTCGATGGGCATGGACCCTGATCTTGCTGACGACATCTTCAAGTCGCCAACGAAGAGGGCGTACAACAAACGCACTGGCAACGTAGACACCATCGTCGACACCGCCTTCAAGCGCCAGCCAAACGTCTTTGCTACTCGCGTTGATGGAACGGACAAGTTCATCGTCTTTAATCCTGACGAGAAGATGGCTACAGACATCGCTGCAGTATTGAAGAACGAGGATCTACCAACACTCGAGGGCGCGTCTGCAGCATTTATCAATAATGTCGGACGAATTACGCGCATGTGGTCGCAGTTGCGCACTCAATACATGCCAGAATTTGGACCGGTCAACTTCACACGCGACATCTGGGGTGTGATGGTCAACCTAACCAGCACGCCGCTGGACGGTGAGCAATTCAAGATCATGGCTAAGGCTCCTTTGTATGCAAAGAAGCTGGTGCGAGTCATACGCGCTACTGATAGTGGCGAGCCTACGCCTGCTGGATCTCAGGAAGTTGCTGACCTGTTCGATAGATTCGAGAAGGCCGGTGGACGCACCGCTATTCGAGAGTCGTTTTTCAAGAACTTCGACCGCGATCCAGAAAAACTGGAGGCGGAGTTGCAGAAGGCAGTCAAGCAGTTGTCTACAGGAAAGACGAGTGCTCCAAAGGTCGTCGTTGATTATGTGACGGCGTGGAATGATGCGCTCGAAAATGCCACACGTCTTGCCACCTTTAAGATTGCTATCGACAAGGGAATGACAGACGCGCAGGCGGCGGAGATCGCGAAGAACATTACGGTGAACTTCAACCAGAAGGGCCAATGGACACGCGAGATCAATTCTCTGTACGGCTTTGCCAACGCTTCTATCGCATCGACTGACCGCAACATTAAGACCATGCTGGGTAAGGCTGGAAAGAAGATCTTGATTGGCGGCGTTGGACTGGGCGTCATTCAAGGCTTGGCACTTGCCGCTGCTGGTTACGACGAGGACGACATACCAGAGTGGGTGAAGGACCACGCCTTCATTATCCCTCTTGGCCTGTTCGCAGACACCGACAAGTATGTCGCTATCCCAATGCCGTACTTCTACAACATGTTCCCTGCCATTGGTCGGCGCATGGTTGAGGCAGCAAGAGGACAGCTTTCATTCGGACAGTTTGTTGGTGGCTCAGCGAAGGTCATGATTAACTCCGTCAACCCAATTGCCTACGGCGCTGGGTTCATTGAGTTTGTCTCACCATCAGTCTTCGATATGTTCGTCCAATACGCGATGAACGAAGATGGTCTTGGTCGTCGTATTTACAACAAGGACTTCAACGACCTGAACCCAACCACCGGCATGAGCCGCGCACGGGGAGATACCACCGTCATGTACGCCATGTACAGCAGGGCGGCGGAGGTCATTAACTATGTCACTGGCGGCGATGAGTATGAGGTTGGAGGCATGTCACCAACCCCAGAAGAGATCAAGTTCTTCGTAGAGCAAGTTCTGCCACCCATGCAATTCCTGTACCGCAGTACAGCAACTCTCGAGAAGGGATCCAGTGGCGAGCAGATAGAAGCAAACGACATAGCCTTCGTGAGGCGCTTCTATGGGGAAGTCGGTGGGAAGACGTCTGAAGGAGGCAAGTTCTACGACAACGTCAAGGCCGTCAACGAGCTCAAGAAGACGGTCAAGCTTAGGGAAGAGAATGATCAGGACACCACGGAGGTCTTTGATGAGAACCCGAAGGCAGAACTTATCGACTCCGTTGGGTCTTACTACCGTGACGTATCTGACCTACGCAGGGAGCGTCGCAAGATGATCCTTGAAGGGGCTAAGCCGTCAGAGACGCAGAAGCTTGACGACGAGATCACCGCCATCATGACGGAGTTCAACGACCTCATCGAAGAGGCGGAGAAGCGCTAATAAAAAAGCCCCTGACCACATAAGGATCGGGGGCTTTTTATTCTAGAAAATGACTGTGATACACTGACTTCCAAAGCGCATCACAGTCCCGTTAGGTTTATCGCGTAAGCATTGAAGCTACAAGAGGTTTTCTTATAGAGAACCTACGTTATCCGCAGCTTGACGCAGGTGCTTTGTCGACAAATGCGCATAGCGTTGAACCATCCGGTCATCAGACCAGCCACCCATCTCACGAACGGCAGCGGTGTGAGTACCCTTCTGGATATGCCATGAGGCCCACGTATGCCGCAGGTCGTGCCATCTGAAGTTCTCGATCCCAGCTCTCTTTAGAGCATTCCTGAAAGCCTTCGTGTTGCTGCGCTGTACTGGCTTGCCGCCATACGCAAACACCCACTCAGTGTTCCTGTCCTTCGCCCTGAACCTTTTCCAGACTACGTCGTATGCGGTATCGTTCAGAGGAATAGAAAGCGGCTTCCCGTTCTTCATCCGAACCCCATCGATTGTCACCATCCTGTTCTGAAGGTCGACCTCTTCCCAGCGAAGCTCGCGGACGTTGGCGTCTCGAAGTCCAGTGGTGAGGGCGAAGATAACCTTGTCCTTCAAATGTGACGGCAGCTCCCTGATCAGGCGGCGAGCTTCATCCTTATCGATGTACCTGACCCTTGAGGCTTCTTCCATCCTCTTGATCTTGGGTACGGTGTCGATCCATTCCCACTCGTCCCGCGCCATATTCAGCACTGACCGCAGCACTGTCAAGTAACGGTTGACGGTAGACGCAGCGCGGGTCTTGAGCATGTCGTCGCGAAGATCCGCCAACACGCCCTTTGTAATGCGGCCAAGAGGCAGGCCACCTAAGTATTGCGAGAGCACCTCTATATAGTGTTGCTCCTGCTTGGTCCACTTAGTGGTCCGTCCGTCCAGCCACCGCCTTGCGGCTTCGTTCCAAGTCTTGCCTTCCACAAACCCTCCAGTCGGTGAGTGGTTGGAGGCACTAACAGTCGTCATCATATCCATATCGACCACAACCTTTCAATTTAACTTATTCAGTACGCTTGATCGCGTTATCTCGAACCAGTCTGTAGCTTCGAGGAGCATCAAAACCAAGCCTTACCGCTGGCAGGCGCTGGTCATCTGTCTTCCACTTGATAAAGCCAATGAGGGCAACCACGACAACGCCGTCGATGGTGTGCTCCTTATTCCTATGATCAAGTTGGAACAGCTCCTCTGAGCCATCACTGCGCTTAACAGAGATCTCAGCAAACTCGCCGCCAATATCCTGACCTACCTTCTGAACACAGATAGCGTGATCAAAGGTGTGTTCAAGATCTTCATCAAGACTCGTGCCTCCATAAACAAGAGATCCTTCATTTCTAACAATTACCAACATCAGTTAAAGAACCCCAATATTTAAGGAACCACTTAGCAGTGTCGTTCCATTTACCTAAGAAGGGGTGACCAAAGCCACCCCTTCCGTATTTATTTGTCATTAAAACGGTACGTCGTCGTCCAGATCGTCTTGTGCTGGCGGAGCCTGACGCTGCGCCTGTGCTGGTCCGTCAACCAACTTCTTCTTCCACACGCGACCAGCAAAGAACTTGCCCTTTGCTCCATCGATAACGCGAGCTTCGATGTTCAGCTCTTCGCCGTTCTCGAGCAGCATCCTGCCGCTGTAGATAGGAACGCCTTCAGGGTCCCAATCCTTCTCGCGATAGAACTTCTTGCGCTCCTCAATCCGTTCCTCGCTGTCGCGGAAAAGAGAAAATGTATTTGGTTTTTGTTCGTAAGCCATCCTGTGCCTTTCTTATGATAGTTCAACTTTGCGCATACGATCAATGTGCGCAAGGTAGAGATTGATTGCCTGCCGCACGACGCCAGCGATAGGCCTGTCTTCCTTAATCGACATCTCGCACAGTGCGCGATACATCACGTCGTCAATCGTTGTTTGAACCAGACGGTTCTGGTTATCTTTTCTAGGCCGTCCCATATCAGTCCTCTATGATTTTCACGTTGTAGCTGGTGACGTTCTCTTTTCTAAAGTCCTCGATGGACTTGCCTTTTGCGGCTAAGAGACCGTCAACGTCTACGGTTTTGTAAACAGCGGCATGGTCTACCGCACCCTTCTTCTCAACCTTCTGAACCGTAATGCGGCCCGTCTGGAAAGAACCGAACTCAGAGCCCAGTTTTTTTTTGAGAGCTTCGTATGCATCCTTTAACGGAGCAATCTCTGCCTCTTTCGCCTTGATCTCAAGAAAGAGATCCGACATCAACTCAGTGCGCACGTTTGATACGACAGCGACCTCCGTATCTAGGTATGCCTTAGCTTTGGTTTCGTCCCCGATTATTTCGAGGTACTTTTTGCGAAACGCTTCAAGCTTTGGAAGGTTGTTGGCGAACCAAGTGGGGTGACGCTCCAGCCGCTCGAGAAGATATAAGTCCTCCCGTATGTAGCAGAAGAAATCCATCCACTTGAGATCACACACCTCCATGACGTGTTGGCACTGTGCGTAGTAACTTGGTTTATCATGCACCGAATACGGTTGCTTCGCCCAGAACGGACACTTGATCTCCAAGCCACCGTCAAAACCGATCAGCCCATCAGGTGATGCACCAAGCCAGCCGTAGTCATCGTGCATAACGATGCCAGTCTGGGTAACTGTGACGCCAGCCACGGACTCGTAGAACGCTAATGCCACAGGCTCCATGCGCTCACCGTGATTGGTGGCGGCGTTGCCAGTGAATTCACGAGCGGCTCCGAAGTGCTCACGAACCATGTCACGCATCACATCGTCAGTCTTCTGGAATGGGTTAACACCAAGGATTCCGCCAACACGGCTTCCGGTGATGACGCCTACACGCGCCTTAAACCATTCGTCACTTCTCTGTTCCATTCGATAGATCCTTACTTGGAGAGCGCGGCTTTGCGTGCGTCCTTGGTCTTCGTGATTTCGGCCAAGAGCACGTCATCATTGCGATTGCGTGCGTACTTGCTTGCCTTGGTGAAAGCGGCCTTCAGATCATCGAGCGTTGCTGCATCAGTCACAGCCTTAAGTAGCTGAGACTTTTCATCAGCGAGGCCAACTACGGGGTCTGCTGCAGGAGCAGGCTTCTGCTTGTTTGCGTCTGGCAAATCTTCACCAGCGTAGATGTATAGGCCAAGGCCAAACAGAGACATTGACTTCACGAGGCAACGCATCTTTGCGTCATTGATGTCGCGTGCGTTTGGATTCTTGATGGCTTGGTTCTTGTAGTCCATCACCGGCAACCACATCGTGTGTGTGGTGGCGTCGACAGTCAACACGCAACGAACTTCTGCGGTTCCATCCGGATAGCGGATGACGCCATCGTTGTTTAGAAGGCCGTGCTCTCCCGTCTGATTCTCAAAATAGAATTCAGCGTCGGGATAGTGATCCATCAATGTTGCCCACGCCCACGACCAAGACAGATATGAGAAGCCACTCTTCTTCTCGATGTGGTCGTTGACGTTTATGGCTGAAAGAGTTTCCCAGACGCTCTTCGTCTTGGGATTCGAAACAGTCTCCATATACATTCCTTTCTGCGAACACGTACTGCCGTGTCGATGCACAACATAGAGACTAATTTCGCTGCGTCAATTCCTGTGTTTCGAAACATGTGGAAAAAGATTAGCCATGTGTCATCTGTGCGCGGCGCATATAAAGCTGCGTAGAAAAAATCTCCACAGCAGATATAGGACGACAACACATTTTCCCTTGCGCAAAAAGAAAAGCGGAAATATGTACAGCTTGTGACGGCTACCGTATCGCGACGGGAACCGGCTAATGTTCGCTTGTGCGAAACCTCCAAATTTCGCATTAGCCCTGCCGTCACATTTTTAAGCGAACGAACAAGAGCGGTGAAGGACCGCAGAGATTGGAGGTTTTGAATGTCACATGAGTTGGGCGGGTACGTCCTAATTTACCGCCGTCTATTGGATCACTCGATCTTTCGCACTGATGCGGAGGCTATGGCCTTTGCGTGGATGGTGCTGCGAGCATCGTGGAGAGAAGTGGATGTGCGCTACAAAGATCGCCCCATAAAACTGCAGCGTGGACAGCTTGCAATGTCGGTACGGGACATGGCGACGCACCTAGAACGCAGCAAAGATTGGGCAAATCGCTTTCTCACACGTCTCGTTGACCGCGACATGGTGTCAGTCGATAGCGCGACAGGTGTCACCATCATTTCTATCAACAATTACAATGCTTTCCAGCTCGATCCTAAAGGGCAGAGCGACAGGACCGCGACAGCAGCGCGACAGGACCGCGACACCACCGCGACACAGAACAATAAAGGGAATAAAGATAAGGAAGAGAATAAAGGGAATAGTAAGAAGGCTGACGCCTTCTCTATCCCAGATTGGATTGATGCAGATGCATGGTCGGATTGGGAAGAGCAGCGCAAGCAAATCAAAAAACCGCTTACCGATCAGGCGAGGAAGCTGGCAATCAATGTCCTACGTGAAGGCGTGGATGCAGGGTGGTCCGTTCGCCAGATCATTGACCACAACATCAATGGCGGATGGACAGGCATGTTCGTGCCGAAGGGTAAGGCTAATGCTGTAGTCAGTCCAATGGCGGGACTATCCTTTAAGCAAGCACGCGAGAAACTTAGTGACCTTCGCTATAAGAAGGAGATGTTGCTCGATAGGTGCAAGCTGGAGAAAGACAATCAAGATCTTTGGGATTCACTGAAGGTGATGAAGGCGGATATCGAAGCGCTAGAGCAAGCAGTAAACGGTAAGAGCGAACGGAGCTACTGAAATGGATTTACGGGAATTATCGGAGCGCCTTAACGGCAACATGCTTCCAGCGCTACGGCACTTGCTGCCAGCGGGAATCGTTAATGGATCTGAGTACTGCGTCGGTGGGCTTGGTGGTGAGAAGGGGCAGTCACTGCGCATCCACATGACTGGTCCGAAGGCTGGTGTATGGAGCGACTTCTCAACAGGTGAGAGTGGCGGCGACTTGATCGACCTTTGGCGTGCGGTGCATAGCCTAAGTCTGATCGAGGCGATGGATGAGGTTCGCTCGTGGCTGGGTGTGGAGCGACCGTCGTTCGTCACGACGCAGAAGGAGTACCAATCGCCGGTCAGACCAGAGCGGACACGCAAGGTCGAGGCGACTCCAATAGAGACCTCCCTGTTAGAAAAACGTGGCCTAACTTCTAACACGCTGAAGGCGTTTCGGATCGCTGTTGACGGTGACCGCATCCTGTTTCCCTTCATCGATCCACTTGGCGAAGCGCGGATGATTAAGTTCCGCGACATGAACGACAAGAAAAAGCAGGGGCCGACATCCGCAGGTCAGATGCCATGCCTCTTCGGCTGGCAAGCGGTTGATCCAAATGCTCGTGAGATATGGATCACTGAAGGTGAGTTCGACGCGATGGCTGCGTACCAGATGGGTGTGTCGGCGCTGTCTGTTCCATTCGGCGGAGGCAAGGGCGCGAAGCAGCAATGGATCGAGAACGAGTACGACAACCTCGAGCGATTCGAAACCATCGTGCTGGCTCTGGACATGGACGAAGAGGGCGAGCTCGCTGCTAGAGAGATTGCCGACCGACTTGGCATTCACCGCTGCATCCGCGCATCACTGCCGCATAAGGATATGAACGACTGCCTGTTGGCTGGTGTGGAGATCAAAGCGATCCGCGATCTGGCTGCTGGCTACGATCCGCAGGAGCTGCGCTGCGCAACGGAGTATCGCGAGGACATCCTTCGCGAGCTGTACAACAACGACCAAGACAGCCGTGGCTTCCAGCCGTTGATCGAAGATCTTGAAGGCAACCTTCGGTTCCGCGATGCGGAGCTTGTGATCCTCAATGGTGTTAACGGACACGGCAAGTCACAGCTCGCTGGTCAGTTCGCGCTGGACGCAATGCTCCAGAGCAAGCGCGTGTGCATCGCCTCGATGGAAATGCCAGCACGTCGTTTGCTTACACGTCTGACCAGACAAGCTGCGGGTATAGCGACGGGAGATCCTACGCTGGCGTATGCCAACGCATGCATCGACTGGTATGCGCAGAAGCTTTGGCTGTTCGATCTTGTCGGCACAGCGAAGACAACGAAGATGCTCGAGGTCTTCCGTTATGCACGGAAAAAATACGGCATTGATGTTTTCTTCATAGACAACATGTCCAAATGTGGTATCGACGACGACGACTATAGTGCTCAGAAGAGGTTCATGGAGGAACTATGCGACTTCAAAAACACGACTGGAACCACAGTGTTCTTAGTCACGCACTCGCGCAAGGGCGAGAACGAGGAAACCCCAACAGGCAAGATGGATGTGAAGGGCTCGGGCTCTATTACCGACTTGGCGGACACCGTCCTCACGATCTGGCGCAACAAGAAGAAGGAACGCGAGATATCGGAGCTCTCAGAATATGAGCCAGTCCCTCCTGAACTTTTGGCAGTACCAGACTCACGCCTTACCTGCAGTAAGCAGCGCAATGGTGAGTGGGAAGGCTATGTCGGAACCTACTGGGGCGGAAAGGCAATGCAGTTCATTGGAAAGCGCGGGGAGCAGCCGCGAAAGTATGTGCAATTTTCACAGCCACCAGTGCCAGTTGAAATGGAAGAGGAATTTATATGAGCGACCAAGACAATGTGATCCGTTTTCCCAAAGGTGGGCCGGATGTTACTTACGAAACTATACCGCCTGCAGTAATCCTAACCGCAGCGCTTGAGGAGGCGGAGTCGTTCGACACGTTAATGCTTGTCGGCTGGAGGAAGAATGGTGGCTTGTTCATGGCGTCGACTGAGGCCTACATCCCAGACATCATTTCGACACTGGAGATCGCAAAGATGGAACACATCCGCATGATGGTTGGCGAAGATGACTGAAGAAAACTTCGCCCAAGCCATCCGCGAGGTAGCTGTCATGTTGAGGGATGCGGAGTATCGCGTCCTAAAGACAGAGGCTGACGTCAAACGGGTTATTGCTAAGGCAATGCTCGAGGGTGAAATGAACGGTAATAAAAGTGCAGCCGCGCAAGCACGGTACGCAGACGAAAGTGATGCGGTCTATACGGCGCGACTCGACCACGGTGTAGCTAAGGGCGACCTTGCCTATGCCAAGGCAGAGCTGAAGGCGAGAGAGATCGCTTTCGAGTATTGGAGAACAAAGGCAGCAACGCTACGCTTAGAACGAAAGGCATACAACACATGAATAATCCATTCACTGACAGGAATAAGTCGGAAGAGGGCATCGTTATTTACGCCTCTGTAGTGACGGCCCTGTCCCGCACAATCTTCGACATCAACAAAGCCGCTGGCTGGTGGACTGATCTCAAGACGGGTCAGTCTACTCATGAAACGCGCAATGTGGGCGAGGTGCTGATGCTCATCGTCAGCGAAGTCGCAGAGGCGATGGAGGCTGACCGCAAGGGATTGATGGACGACAAGCTTCCTCATCGCTCAGGTCTCGAGGTTGAGCTCGCTGATGCAGTCATCCGGATCTTTGATCTGGCGGCAGCAAAGGGCTTCGACATTGGTGATGCCATCATGGAGAAGATCCTCTACAACATGAGCCGCGAAGATCATAAGATTGAAAATCGCATGCGAGATGGCGGCAAGAAGTACTGAGCATGAAGGGACGGACGCCGACACCTGCAGAGCGGAAATGGATGGATGCAGTCGGCCAGCTTGGCTGTGTCGCGTGCAAGAAGATCGGCTTTCATCAGCCAGAGATCTCGATCCATCATATGGATGGGCGCACGAAAACCGGCGCTCACTTCAAAACGATTCCGCTCTGCTACCTGCACCACCAAGGTGGTGACGGCAAGGGGGAGTTCGTTTCGGTTCACCCTTGGAAGCGTAGGTTCGAAGAGATGTTTGGAACACAAGAGGAGTTACTGGCTGAGTGCCAGCTCCTAGTTAAGGAGAGCGATAATGGATGAGCACGACTATATGCGCAAGATGAAGGAGAACGAGCGCTTATATATGTACGGGGACGTTCTAGAGAGTCGGAATCAGAATGTGCGTGTACCTCATGGCTGGAACACAGACGCACCAGAGAGTCCGCTTTTGGGCAATGTTGAGGTGCTGTATGGCAGTGGAGAGAAAAAAGAGGGCGATGTTCGTTCGTTCTTTTGGGGCAATGGCTTATCGGATACCAGCATCATTGCGTGGCGTTCCATCGAAGAGAACCCAACAGTCTGTTGGACGGCATGGAACGGCGCAAAGAAGCATGAGCCGCGACCTTCTGGCAAGGTCGATGTTGTTTTGCGTGGCGGTCAAGCACTGATGGAGAGGGATGCAGCTAAGCTTTACTGGAAGCACTCCGGTAAAGATGGCGACATCGTTTTCTGGCGGCATGCCCAAGAGATTGATGACGACACGTTCCCAATAGTCATCCCCGAAAATTCGGCGGAAAAAACCCAGAAGCCAACGAACCCGAAAGACGCTGTCGGAATAAAGAAAGCTCCCATGTCCACCGTATCAGCAGCAGTACTAGCTGAGGTAGGAGTAGGGATGCTCGAAGGCGCACTGAAGTACGGTCGCCACAACTATCGCGGTGTAGGCGTAAGGGCATCTGTCTATTACGACGCAACTATCCGTCACCTGTTCAGTTGGTGGGAGGGTGAAGACATCGATCCGGACTCTCAGCTCAGCCATGTGACTAAAGCGATCTGCTCGCTGGTCGTGCTGCGTGACGCGATGATCCAAGACAAGTGTGAGGATGATCGTCCACCGCGCAGCGTCAACTTCTATTCACACATGAATGAATTGGCACGGCAAAACGTCGAGATCCACGGCGACAAGAACCCGCACCACTACACGATCAAGGATAAAGGGATTTGATATGAGCGTTTACTTTGACATCTTCTCTAATTGGGGGGACGTGCAGAACAATTTTATCATGAGCGAGCCTGAGCCAGAGGTTCTATTCGCCGCCTATGAATACGAGAATTACAGTGGAGAAGCTCTCGTGCTTTTCAAGCGCGACGACAAGCTTTGGTTAGTAGAGGGTAGTCACTGCTCTTGTGAGGGCTTAGAGGGGCAGTGGGCTCCGGAAGAATCGTCGCCAGAGGTTGTGCGACGCATAGTCGAGTTGGCAAATGTCGATTGTGCTTGGTACGACGATCTCAGGGTGCGTCACAGGTCCGCGCTTCAAAAGGTCTGTGATCTATTGGAGTCGGGATCATGAAACAACACAAGATGGACAGCCTATGACAAGCAAGCTGTGTCGCAAGTGTGGTGTTACAAAAACGGTCGACGATTTTACGGCATGCGGACGTCACTGCAGGGATTGCACGCGCCTTCGGTACAAAGCATGGAGTGAAAGCAATGCAGTTAAAGCCAAGGAGTATAGGCAGGAGTACTACAAACAAAATGCGGAGGCGCTAAGAGAGAAGAATAGGCAGCGTTACAACGAGAACAGTGAAGCAAATCGCCTTTACCGTCAAAACAACGCCGAAAAACGGGCAGCACAGTTGGCTGAGTGGAAGCGGAGTAATGCTGGTCGTGTCGCGGAGATGAACGCAAGGCGCTACGCAGCGAAGAAGCGTAGGACCATGAGGCTTACAGAGCAGCAGCATCTTGAGATGACCTCTATTTATGAGCAGGCCAGCTCAATGACCAAACAAACAGGCGTTCAGTATCACGTTGATCATATCGTTCCAATGCAGGGAAAAACGGTGTGTGGTTTGCACGTTCCTTGGAACCTGCGGATTATTACGGCCAACGAAAACATGTCAAAGGGAGCTGCAATCATTGCGGAATTAGCGGCTCCGGCATTTGTAGGAGTGAATTAATGAAAAAGAAATCAATAGAGCTAAGCGATAGCCACCATCGTAAAGCGGATAGACAGCATCGCTTGGATAGTTTGTTTGAGGCGGTGACCAACACGACGGTTGGCTTCTTTATATCTCTGATCACTTGGTACTTCGTCGCGACGGCAATGGATATCCCCGTCACATGGACACAGAACCTGATCATCACCGGAATATTCACGGTGGTCTCTGTAGCTAGGGGCTACATCCTGCGCAGGGTCTTCGATGGACGGACGATCTGGCAAGAAATCAAATACACGTTTGAACGGGGATAGTGGTGTGGCAGAGGAAGAGTGGCGACCAGTTCCGCATTTCCCTAACTACGAAATCTCTGAGTCGGGGCGCGTCAGGAGAGAGGGGCGTCTGCTGAAGCCATCAAAGCAATCGGTTGGGTATATCAGATACGGTCTTTGGCAAGACGGAAGAAGGAAGGAGGTTCTTGCTCATCGACTGGTGTGCGAGGCATGGCATGGGCCGCTAGACGCAATGCGCCCTGTTGTGGCGCACTGGGATAACGACAAAACTAACAACCACTACAGCAATCTTAGATGGTGTACTCAAAAAGAGAACCAGCAAGATCGAGTGAGGCACGGAACAACATGTGAGGGTGAGCGCAACGGAAACAGCATTCTGAATGATGAGTTAGTCCGGAGCATTCGCGGAGACTTTAGTGGCATTCATGGGCAGATTAGATCCATAGCTAAACGATACAAAGTATCGGAGGGAACGGTACGGCAAATCATTAACCAAATTACGTGGAGGCATGTTAACTAATGGGAAAACTTTCGAGAACGAAGGGCGCGGTGTATGAGCGCGAGCTAGTTAATCAGGCCAAGGAGTATGGCTTGTTTGCTCAGCGCGTACCCCTGTCTGGCGCAACCAGCTATGCCAAGGGTGACGTGGAGATCACGCCGTCCTTCAGTGACAAGCCGTGGGTTTTTGAAGCTAAGCGCAGAAAAGAATTACCAGCTTGGATGCTGGAGGCTTTGGGTGAGAACGCTGGCCTGATCCTGCGTGCCGACAACGAGAAGTCAGTGGCCGTCATTCCGCTTACTACATTGTTAGGCCTTATGCAGTGAAGAAGGTGGGGCCGAAGGCGACGCGACTGAAGTCGATGGTTTGGGCAGAGCAAGCAGCAAGGGGGAATACACATGAAGAAAGAATGCAGTGGATTAACCGCCATGTGCCGGAAGAGTTCCGCGCTCTGGTCAGAGATCACATGGTGGGTTGTCTTGCGGAGAGAATATTTGCGATACCAACTAAGGAAGGTCGGAGAGCGGCTATCGACGACATACCGCTTGATGCTGATCCTTACTGGTCGCGTTCACTAGTCGAGTGCTTAGTATTATCCCTTTGGAAACAGCAGAGAAAGATGGTCAGTTGATATATGAGAACGAAACAACACTAGCTAATGAGCGAGCCGTCATCACTGTGCTGGCGGATAAGTGGGGGGTGGAGGTTGTAAAGCTTCCTCGCCGCTACTCAGCAGACTTTGCGCTGCTGCGGGGGAAGGAGATCATGTCTTGGGCTGAGCTCAAGTCGCGGGGGAATCCGATACACACGTACCCCACCTATCAAGTCTCGCTGCACAAATACATGAACCTGCTGTCGCTATCTCGAGACACGGACATCAGATCGATGTTGATCGTGGAGTGGCAGGACTGCGTTGGTTACATCAATGTCCCAGCCCCCATCAATATCGTGTTCGGTGGAACAACCAAGCGCGGGGACTGGGAGGATAAGGAACCTATGATTGAGGTTCCGATATCAGAGTTTAAGATCATTCATAGAAAATGAAGCGAGAGACTCGACCTGCTCCCTGTAGGTCGGGTCTTCTGCCATAACAACTTCGATCCTGCGCAGGCCACTCAGAACAGTTGAGTGATCACGCTTTAAGTAGCGACCGATCTGCGACAGTGACATACCCCGATCTCGATAGACCTTGTACAGCGCCATGCGGGGACGGGTCATCTCAACAAAGCGATTGTCGCCAATCAGATCCCTGTCGCGGATGTCCCAGATCCGAAGTGCTTCCGCTTTAATTTCACCTAAAAACATACTTACCTCCTTGTATTGGAGGGGCCGAAGCCCCTCCCTGTTGTTATAAAGACTGTGCGTCAACGATCTCGCAGGTGTTGCCAACACAGGCCAGTTCGCGTGTGCCGGTTACTGTGTCGATCCCCTTCTCATAGAAGGCGAGGCCAGACCAATCGATCTCCTTTGGCATAGCAGCGAGCCGTTGCTCGTACTCAGCCTTTGAGATCGTCTCGTAAGGCATCTGCGTGTATGAGCTGTCGCCCTCGAAATGAGGCAAGAACGACAGGCCACAGATGTCATCGAAGTGATCGAACACCCAACCGCCAACGCTAGGCCACTCTGGTTCCTTCACGCTGATGGTGCAGGACACCGCATGCTCTGACCAATGCGTATTGTAGGTGCGGACTAGCTCGAGATGCTGCAACGCAGTCACGTCATCGCGAGTGGTAGTACCATCACCAAGCTTCACAGGAAACGCAAAGACCGTCATGCCTTGTGGCTTGGATGCGTGTGGCTCGTTAGGAATGCCAGCATCACCCATGAAGGCGGTGATTGGATCTTTGTTGTCACCAGTCACGCGCCGGATGTAGTACTGGGCATGACCTTGGTGGATTCCGCTTGGGCTGTTCACCAACTGCGACACAGTGCCGGACGGCTTAACCGTAGTGACGGCGACAGATGGGTTGATACCAATGTCGTGCGCCTCGAGACGGTTTGCCTTGATGGCGGTTGCCTTCAGCTTCTCAAGTGCTGTGCCAAGACGATCAAGACCGTTGTCACCACGCATCAGTGCATTGTCATAGATGCCAGTTAGGGACACGCCAAGCAGGCGTTCTTCCTCTGCGTTACGCCGCCACTCTGGCTCGATGAAGTTGAAGCGGGTGAGGGTGGACTGCCATGTGCCAAGGATCGATGCGAGGCGCACCTTTTCTTTTAGATCTCCAAGGCTATCGTTCTCACGCACCACTGCCTCAGTCAAGTTGCAGAAGCCGCGAGGGCGAAGCACGATCTCACCACATGGGTTAGTGCCGAAGTCATAGCGATGGTCACGACGACCAAGGCGCAGTATCTTATTGATGGCTCCCTCACGATTGAAGATGCCACGCTCACCAGACCGCGAGCGGTACAGTGCAGACCATTCGTCCATGAACTGACCGACCTCTGGCTTCTCAGTGTAAGAGGCTGAGTTGTTTGCCAAGGCGAGGTAAGGCTTCTCGATCCACCAGTTGCCAGACTTGGCGTCACGCATGCGCTGGTCGGACAGATTCGAAAGGCTGATCTCAGCGGAACGGCGGACGCCACCAACAACAACGATCTCACCGATCTTGCAAACGATCTCATGAACCTCGAGACTGTTCAGCTTCCGGCCAGCGGCATTGCGCATGGTGCGGATCGTGAATTCAAACAGGTCGCGCAAAGGATCAGGGCCAGACGCACGTCCACCAAATACCTTGAGCCGCTCGCCTGCTGCGCGAATCTGGCTGTAGTCCACATTAGGAATAGTGCCAGCGAATAGGCATGTCAGTAGCGTGTGATATGCCTCAGCCCAACCAATCTTGCTGTCACCAACAACAATGTCGAATGCGGTGCGGTCGAAGTGCTCAGGCACTACTGGCAGCTTGCTGATCTCTTGACGTTCGACAGAGAAGCCAACGCCTGTGCCACACATAAGCACGTAGAGCGCCTCAGCGAAAGCCTTGGGCCGATCTATGGGCAGGTAGCTGCAGTTGTATCCAGCCACGCTCTCACGGCGCAGCGCCTCTCCTGCGGTCATCAAAGCACGCATAGATGGCATGACGGCGAGGCTTAGGACAGCGTCCTCGAGCTCACTGCGCAGGCCAGCAGACACCTTGTGTCCGTTGTGGGTCTCGAGCTCTTCCTCGAAGAAGTCGAAGTAGCGAGACACGGTTTCGTCCCAGTGTTCACGACGGCCTTTCTCATCAATGAAACGGGCGTAGCGGGACTTGTGAATATAGGATTGGTAGTCAGTTGGTAGTTGCATTGTAATCTCCATTACATAGGTGGAACCTCCAGCCATACGGCTAAAGCAGCGGTGCTTCAACTAATGTCTAAGCATCAGTCGAAAAAATTAGTTGTGTTTTTCGGGTGAGTTGCGGCTGTTATTTTTCTGTTCGCCGCAGAGCGAAAACTTCTACGTTGCTAGACATTCACACCTTACTTTATGTCCGATCCCCGTTCCTCAAAGGTGTTTGATACTTCCGCTGTCTAGCCGTCTATCCCGCCGTAGTTGTCGAGATTGAAAGGAGCTGAGGTGGGGTATTTCTAAAATCTAATTTCGTCTGGAGCCCATTCGTAAACGTCCCAGCCGAAGTTGTCCATCAGGAACTGGCGCAGGGTCATTGATCCCAATCCTTTTCGTTTATAAACATGCGCTCTATGAGCCAGTCGATGATGCGGCGGATCATTCACCATCCCCAATGTAATCCAATATGTACTTAAGCGCCTTTATGTCTTTCCTGTAATGCTTGGCATCTTCTGGATGGACATAATGCGCCGCTGCGTTGTACTGCACTGACTTTAGTGTTTCCTTCAACCATGCGCGGACAATGCCGTCTAGCTGATCTACATTTAGTTTTATATCAATCATCATTTGCTTTGCTCCTGTAATGCGCGGACGATCTCAATCGCCCTATCTGATGTTATAGTCTTGTAATCATCCCATGCGCCACAAGCGCACTCATTCGCTTCAAGCGCAGCGCAATCGCATAGTTTGGCGTCGGCCTCTAGCGCCCAAACACACGCCTGAACGCCATCTTCATAACCTGCTCGCCATCCTGCTCGCCATTCGGCTGCTGGATAAAGACACCGCTTTGACCCGCAACACCCTTCGTCTCCGCAAGACCCACAGATAGGGCAGTAGGGTGAAGGCTCAGTTTCCACTGACAGTTGAACTTTAAGCCGTTCAATCTCCGTCGCTTGGGCTTCGATGCGGTTGGCTGCTTCGTATCCGTCTGGATTAATAAGGGAGCTATACGCACACTGCTGGTTATATTCCCGCAATCGCTGCACTAAATCGTCGGTCATTTCAAATGCTCCCCTGCTTCAATGCAGTCGGCCCGCATCGCGTCGTATCCATGCCCATCTTGCTCTCGCAGCCACGCCACAATCTTTGCGCGTTCTTCTAGGCGGTGACGGGCAATCTCTCCGACTTCCCATGTGTATATCAGTCCGCGCCGGATGCGCTGGGCAGTTTCGTCATCTGAATTGCTGATGCGAATAAGAACTTCACGGTCTGCTTCCGTCACCTTGGAGGCAACGTCAATCAAGTCTGCATCCTGTGCAATCAGGTTGTCCATTGCTTCTGTCTTGATCAAAGGCTGCCCACCGGAGCGGCTTCCGTCTGTGTGTATGCGTCCATATTCAGTCATCGCTCTTTTCCCTTATCTCCAGCCCACGGGCTTCCAGTTCTGCACGGGCTTCATTGCAGGGGCCGCAGTTGTCATCACAGACCTCTGCGTCTTTCAACGTATCAAGTGCGCTGATTAAATGCTCACGCAGCCGTTCGTTCTCCTCACGCAGCGCATTGCTCTGTGCGTCCACGACAACAGTATGCATCACAACGCCAGCCCCACCAATTCGGTCAGTGCCAGCCGCTGCAACTTTGCCGCAGACCACAGTCTGCAAACCAGTGCCGCCTCCGCCGCTGCTGTTCGCCGGTATCGTGCCGACTATTGGAACGGTTTTGTAAAAGCGTTCGTGTTCATTACACATCGTTCTTTTCCCTTATCTCAAAGCCAGCGGCGTCCAGCACGGCGCGGATGGTCTTGGCGTCGTTAAGTGGGTAATGGTCAAACGTCACACCCTCTAGCGCAGCCACCAGCGGGTCAGGCTTGGGCTTGGGGATGATGAAGCGGTGAAGCATATCAACGTGGTCTTGCCTATCGCCAACAGTCCAAGAGTTTTCACAGAAGCGCTGTGCGCAAACTGACACAACCGCATCGCTCACCTCTTGCCGGAAGTCGCTAAGTTCCTGCTTGCAGTCGGCAAGTTCCTGCTTGGTTTTTTCGTGCAGTTGGATGGAGCGGATAAAGGCACTAGTTTCAGGGGTGTCGATTACCAGCCAATCGAGTAGCCTAATCCCACGTTGCTGACGATATTCGTTAATCAGGTCTATGCCAATTTGCCTAAACTTTTCGGTTTCAATGTCGCTCATTTGTGCCGCTCCTCTGATAGCTTGTTGCGGGACTTCTCATATGCACGTAGCTGCTCACTATTGAGCTTTAACAAATGCTGCTCAGGCATTGGCGGCACATACTTGGCTAGTAGCTTGAAGTAGTCGCTCATGCTGCACCTATGGCAACGGCGTAATCCCACTCAGCATCGTCTGGCAGAGGGAAACGGGTTGTGTACTGTTCATCCTCGCGGGTGAGCTCTTCGATGGTTCCCTGCGGTGCTTCGTCGAACTCGATCATCGCCTCCAGCAATTGGATCAGTAGTTCGTCATGAACCTGTGGCTGCTGGCTGTAGGGCAGAGACGCATGGGCTGCTCTGATCTCGTTCGCCGCCTCCAATGATTTGATGGCGGATGCTACGTGGTCATTCAATGTCACAGTCTTTCCTCCTATGCTGTTTTTCCGTTCCTCAGCAAACGTCCGCCCCGTTGCACTGCGTAGGGGCCAGACACTGTCCGAAGAAATGCGCAACTTGCTTTTGTGCGGTGTAATTCTGGTAATCATTAGGCTTCCTTTCCTGCTGCTTCAATTACGAAATCGACTGCTTTAGATGCAGCCGCTGCTGCTGATACGAATTCCTTCTTGTGATCTGACAGCGCCTTCATCCATCCGTTGAGGTACTGGGCATGATCTGGGCGAGGCGAGGAACTGATCTCGAGGTGGGCGCACAGCAATGCGGCCCCGATCTCAGCGACCAGCTCTTCCCGTGCATAGCTTTCGTCACCGAAGCGCGACTTGGTGAGGCGATCCAGACGTGACGTGTGACCCGTCCAGTGCGTCAGCTCATGTGACAGTGTGCTGTAGTAGCTCTCAGTCGCAGTGCTTGTCGGCGTATCTTCAAAGACATCCTTGCTTGGCATGCTGATGAAGTCGTTCATGGGGTTGTAGTACGCACGACCAGTTGGTGTGTGATGTACATCCGCAGGGATTTGGCGGAAAAAATCCTCAGCCGCCGCGATATCCTCTGCACCTGTACCATTATCTGTACAGGTCAATAGACGCTCAGCAAAGTCACCCTCTACCTGAGCTACGTTGAATGCATAGTACTGACGAAGGAAAGGGATGGTGACCTTCTGGCCCTTGTCGTCTTCCTTCTCGATGAACTGCCAGAAAACGATGGGGGTGGACTTCTCACCCTTGCGGACTTTGCAGTCCTTCTCGTTCCACTGCTTGAAGGTTCCCCAAGCAGACGTTTCATATGGTGACCAGAGCAGCATCATGTGGTTGATGCCACGGTATGGCTTCTTGCTGATGATGTTGTGTGGCTGGAGGGCTTTGCCCTTGCGAGCGAACGGGTTGATCCAGTTCGCGCCATGTGTCTCCATCATCTCGAGCACCTTGTTGGTGACCGTTTCGTAAACGTCCTGTTTCATAATCGATTCCCTTCTATAAATGCCCATAATGACGCTGGTTTTATGCGTCAAGCATATAAATACATTAACGGTTGGTACGCACGATGTGAGCCACCGTGGCATCTAGTCCCGTCTCTAGTTTGTAGTCGCCGATAGCGTTCCATCTCGCGAGGGCTGCGCTGTTGGCTTTGACGTGGCGGACAGCGCTTTTGCCATCCGCCATCAGGATCACGCGCCACTGCATGGCTTATGCGCAAATGTTGGCGGCAATCACGATGATCGCGAAGATGCCGCAGCGTATTGCTACGTGCAGTTTGTTGTCAGTCATTTCAGTCTCCTTTGCCTGTCTCATCAGTGACGGGAGGCAACCCCGCCAGACGGGCCTGAGCCCGTTTCGACTACTTCAGCGTTTTGAGCTCCTCGAGTAGGGCGGATGCCTCTGGGCTGAGCTTAGCCAGCATCGCGAAACGATCCTCTTCGACAAGGTGCTGCTCGAGCTTCTTGAGCTTTGCGATAACGGTCTTACGCCTTTCTTCGCGTTCCAAGCGCTCAAGATACGATGTGGTATCAACTTTGCAGACGATCCACTTGTGGGCCTTCTCGATCTGCTCAGCAGTTTCCCCGATGCTTACAACCTTCACGCATGCGAATCCGTTATGCGGAGAGTCCACGACAACGGTATCACCGACACTGATATCGTCGATGTCGGTTAGGTAGGCATACGGCTTCTGGAAACGGGTTGCCCCGTCAAAATGTATAGACACGATTTTCATTATTCTTGTTCCTTACATGGCCTGTCTCATCAGTGCGGGGAGGCCATCCCATCGCAGACGCCCGAAGGCGTTTCGACTATTCAAAGCCTGCCTTCGCCATTTCAATTGCATTTCGAAGATCGGTGATGGTTTGCCATGCGGGATGCTCGCGATCACCGCTTGGCTCAAACTCCGGCATGATGCCTTCAAGATCGGCTAAGGCATTAGAAGCAGCCTTTAGCAAATCAGCCAGCCTTTCTTCGAAGTACTGCTCTTGATGGGCCAGCGCGGCGCTAAAGACGTTTGTAATCCCGTACTCGCCGATTAGGCCACCAAGTTCCATATAATCATCATCATCCATGTCATTCTCCATATATGGCCTGTCTCATCAGTGCGGGGAGGCCATCCCATCGCAGACGCCCGAAGGCGTTTCGACTGCTAGCCAATGATCCCTTGTTCGATCAGCGACTGAGCGTAGCGGCCAAACCATCCTTGGAGGCGGTAGGCAAGGCCAGTGTCATGCAGGTACTGCCAAGCTTCGACGGTGCGGTCATAGTCCGCATCTTCGACGCCTTCGCAGATCATGACGGCGGTGTAGTCATCCAGTTTCTCTTCGGTCATTCACTTTCTCCTTGCTGAATTCATCCTCGCTGCGGCTCCGAAGAACCGCAGTCTGGGGAAGTCAGTTGGGGTACACCTCAGCGTAGATGCTGTGGCATGCCTCGTTGTCACTGTGATCCGCGATCAGCTCGCTGCCGTCCTCAGCGTTGCCGTAGACCAGCCAGATCGATCCGGCCCGTTCGCCGTCCTTGTAAAGGCGGATGATGTCCTCGCCAGTGGTTCCAAGGGCGGACAGAATCTCTTTGCGGTCAGTGCTGAGCTTGACGGTCCACTCTTCGCCGTCATTGATGCTGACAATGTATCCGCGCTCGAGCACGATGCGGACCAGACGTTTCACTACAGTGACCTCGCCCTTGGTGGCGAAGCGTTCAAGATCGATAACTTGTGTCATTGGTGCTCTCCCTTAGAAAATTGGTTCGATCCGCTCACATGTGGGGAAGTCGCTTTCGTACTTAGCGAACAGCGGAACATCTGCGTTCTTGCAGCCATAGCCAATGTAGCGGGGCTGGACGATGATGAGGCTGGCAATGATCAGAACGACCAAGCCAGCACAAAATGTTTTTAATCCGTCAATCATGTTGATCTCCATTCGACCAGTCTCATCAGTGGCAGGCGGTCAGTCCGTACCAGACCCCCGAAGGGGTTTCGACTATGCGACTTGCTTGCGCAGGTCATACTCGAGATCGCGGACAACGCCGTCGACCTTGCGCTTGAACCATTTGCTGCGTGCTTCACCGCGACCTACGTTGGTGTGTAGGCCAATGTGCTGCCGCAGCTCCTCGAGAGTGATCGAGCGATAGCCTGCAGCCTCCCAGTGCATGGGTCCGGTGCTGAGCCTGTCGAACAGGTTCATGCGAATGTAGAACTCATCGACGGTTTTCTCGCTGATCTCGCCAATGCCAAGGCACAACGTGTACCAGATCAACGTGTTGGTCACGGGATCGAGGCAGCGATTGTCGCCCTCACCTGTGAAGCAGACTTCCTTGTTGTTCTCGATCTTCGAGACATCCCAATTCAAAGACATAAACATTCCTTTCGTATTTGGCACTAGCGCCATCCTCGCGGCGGATCGCTCCGCCGTCTGGTGGTGTTAGTAATTGAAGCCAGCGGCGTGCGCCTTGTTTAGCTGGAAGACGGCCCAGCTTTCGATGTTGTCATCGATAAGATCATCGGCCATCTCGCGCAGCCGTCCTGCGAACCATCGTTCGTTGTCGAACCAGACCATTTCGTCGTCTGCATAGCCATCGGCTGCAAAGATCAATTGATCGGCTGTGCGCATAATTGCTTCAATGTTGGTCATATTAATTACCTTCCTTGGATTATTGGGGGCCGAAGCCCCCCCCGTTAATGATTAGTCCGCGAAGAACGCTTCCAGACTGTCCTTCGCCTCATCGTATGTTGCGTGGACAAACTCCCACGGCTGCAGGCCATGTACTGGGCAGTGCTCAACTACAGTCCAGCCAGCGTACTCGTCGCCGTAGACGTTGCGCTCGACGGTGTAGCTGCGGGTGGTATCGATGATTGGGTAACGCATTTACTTTCTCCTTTGCTGAATTCATCCTCGCCGTGGAGCAGAACCCCACGGTCTGGGGAAGTCAGTGGATCACCACTCGCCGGATGATCGAACCTCACTCCGATATTCGTCGAGCGGTGCGAGAGCTTTCTTGGCCTTGGCGATGGCCTGCTTCTCGCTGGTGGCACCCTCGATCACCTCGAGGATGTCTCCGTCTTCCCAGCACTCAACCAGATAATCCCAGCCGTTGCTGTTGTAGTTCGCCAGTGCATGATCGCGGACGGCGTCGATTAGAACTTGTTTATTCATTTACTTTCTCCTTGCTAAAATCACCAGACGGCAGCGGACTGCGGTGTGATGATCCTAGCGGGGACCGGAGCCCCCGTAGGTATCAAGCGTTTCACAATGTCAAAGAGCGGGTCAGTGTTTTGTGTCGCTGCCGACGACCTAGTTAATAGTCGAAGGTATTTTGATGTGTCAACCCACCCCCAAACATTTTTTTGTATTTTTTTATGGCATGACGAATAACGTATTGAAAAAGTTTCGAAAAAACTTTGTTTGTTCTCGCGTAAAAGAGCGCTCGATGATATGGAAGACGCAGTGATTAACCAGTGAGAACCGCAGTGGATTTGCCAGCAATTGACCATCGCCTTGGGCGCATAGAAGATGAGATGAAATCCATTGCAGATGCGCTGAAGCTTCTGTCGCGGGTGGATGAACGCCTGCATGGACACAGGGACGCCATCGACGATCATGAGGATCGTTTGAGGCTGCTCGAGAAGGCAGCGACGAATCAGTCTGGTGCGGTCAAGATGGCAGAGCGGGTGATCTGGTTGGCGGTGACAGTAGGCTTGGCCCTGATCAATTTCGCCTAAAATTTCGGCGGAAAAATCCAAGGGCCGCGATCCCGTCTGTTGATCATGTAGGCGATAGAAGGTAATGGGGAGAGATAGACCCCGCTGGCCTCTCGATGTGAAAAGCCTGATCGACTGAGTAGTGAAGCACACTAGCGGGGTCACTGTGTTGGTGTAGCTTAGCTGGCCTAAAGCAGCGGTCTCCAAAACCGCGAGCGCAGGTTCGAATCCTGCCACCTTCGCCATCCCCAAAAATTCGGCGGAAAAACAAAAGGGGCCAGCGATGCCGACCCCCTGTTATCTCCCTGTAGTAGGGGAGAGACTAAGCCATAGCCTTCATGACTCTCATAGCGTCCTTCATGGTGGTGAAAGTCTCGATGAACCGGACTTCGTCTTCAGTCACTTCGTAAGCTTTCCAGATCGATCCACGCTTGTGTCCGTAGGGCCAGCGCCCCAGCTCAAAAGACTTCTCGTTGATATCGACAAGGTACAGATTGGATGAGACCTTATCGATGATCGGATCGTTTCGCGTGTACATGTTCATGCCTCCTTTGTGTAGTGAACGAGCCGCCAATAATCAGGGGAGATGAAGGCGTCAAGCCATCCCCAAAAATTCGGCGGAAAAACCCAGAGGGCGGCGATCCCGTCATGTTCTTTCCAATAGAGGGGTAAGACTGTATAGGGAGAGACAGCAGACAGACTGCAATGAGGATCAATTGAATGACTAAAGAGAAAGAGCTCAGCCCAGAGGGTAAGGCACGGATCATGGCTAGCCAGAACCCTGACTACATCACGCCAAAGCAACAGGCGTTTATCCACGCCTACATCGCTAATGGTGGCAACGGATCGCAAGCAGCCATCACAGCAGGTTATGCACCGAAAGGTTCGCGAGTGACCGCATGTGACCTGCTCAAAATGGAGAAGATACAGAAGAGGCTGAAGCCAACGCTGACAGAGCAGAAGGAGAGGCTCTCTCTCGATGCTGATTGGATCGTCTCCAAGCTCATGGCTGAGGCCAAGGACGATGACAGCCCTGCAGCCGCCCGTATCCGTGCGCTCGAGCTACTGGGCAAGGTCGAAGGGATCTTTGCACCGGAGAAGAAACAGATAGAGACCATCAATGGCGGCGACTTCCTCGCAAACCTAGACATGACGGACGAAGACGACAGCGACACGCTGCAATAGGTGAGCATACGACCACGACCCTGACTAGGTTGTCGTCGTTTGCCCTTTGTTTTTCTTGGGTTTTTTTCTGGGGCTTTGGATTTTGCGTAGGCCTTGGGCTTTTCCCCATAGAAAACGGCTGCGGATCGTAGGTGGCATGCCTCCTGTGCGGCGCGTGTGTGTATAGGGGGGAGGGGGAGGGGGGGGGGACGTGGTGCCGCGACCCCGCCTCGACCTGCACGGTTCCATAAGACCTATCTCAATGTGTAGCCCTATGTTTCGTACCCCTACTCCCCAACCCCATCCATAACAGACGGGGGGGTCTTTTTAGGAACCCAACCCAAAAAAAATAAAAATAAACAAATCATGTTTACCCCATAAGAATTATGCGAAGAATGATTGACTGTTGCCTATCCCTCACAATGTCAGTAGTTACGCTGCATGCGAGAGAAACTTACAGGTCTATCAATTGGCAGCGGGGCAACCAGCTTTAACCTCTGCTTGTCCTTCAACGTCTTCAGCTTCGGCATTGAGATCTACGAAGGAGCCTTCCTCATCCGCCTTGGATGCGTAGTGGCATGGATCGAAAGATAAAGAAGAAGGCTCGCAAGGAGAGGAAGCCGAAGTATCCTCTTGAGCGGGTGTTGAATGAGTCACAGGCCATAAAGGAGCAATGGCGGTAGAAGGGGAATTCGGTGAGTAAGAAAGATCCACGTCTCGAGAAGGCAGGTGTGTCTGGCTACAACAAGCCCAAGGCGACTCCATCTCATCCAACTAAGTCTCATGTGGTCGTTGCTAAGTCTGGCGACACAGTGAAGACGATCCGCTTCGGCCAGCAGGGCGTTAAGGGATCTCCGGATGGCTCCAAACGCAATGAGTCATTCAAGGCACGTCACGCGAAGAACATCGACAAGGGAAAGATGTCGGCGGCTTATTGGGCTTCGAAGACGAAATGGTAGTGATCGACGCCCCCATACACGAACGCGGTGACCGCTTCGTTATTTCGTGCAAAGGTTGCGAACGCGAAGTCGACTACGCGTCACGGGCGGGTGCACTGGCCGCACTGAAAAGGGAAAACTGCAGAAACTGCCGCATCGACTACCGAGCGAAAGACCTGCCTAAGGATGCTGTTTACAAGAACGATGACGGCAAATGGTGTAGCTCCTGTGCTTCGTGTGGAACTGAGCAGGCGTACACCAGAATGGATCACGCCAAGACCAGTAGTTCGAGTGGATGGCGTTGCAAGGCGTGCGCCGCTGCAGATAAGGCGTTCACTGCTGAGGCAACTGGCTTCGATGGCAACGTAAGGGTCGGTTGGCTACGGAAGTTCGAGGTATCCGCGAGACAGCGGGGGCTTAAGTGGGAGCTATCGGCGGACTTTGTGAATGGGCTGTGGGAACGGCAGGAAGGCTGCTGTGCGCTGTCTGGAATACCGCTGCTTAACGGCTACAAGGACGAGACGGTTTCTATTGACCGGATCGACAGTAGTCACGGGTACACTGAGGACAATGTGCAGTTGATCCACAAGCAACTCAACATGATGAAGCGCAACATGCCAAATGGGGAATTTATTCGCTGGTGCAGGGCTGTCGCTATTCACAACGCCGACAAGGTGAAGTGGTGAGCACTCTCCTAGTAAACATCCCATCTCAAGCTGTGTGGGTGCGCAAAGAGTATCTGCGCGACATGAAGGACGGCCACGGCGAGTTTGTCAAAGGCGTGTGGGTGACGGCTAAGTCCATTGCTGGTCGAGCCCTGTACTTCGAGACGTACCTTCCAGAGTATGGTGCCTTCTTCGATAAGCTTCCGATTTCCGCTTTTGTGTCGAGGCCGGAAACGCCGAAGCCAGATTACCCGCTTTCGGATCTACAGTTCTGGAACTGCATGGACTATGGTGTAGTTTCGATCTGCAAGCAGTTCATCGCCAGCATGCAGTACGAGGCGCGTCTGCGTAGCGGGGATACTGTGAAGGCGGAGTATCTATTCACACTGGACAACTACCATCCAGACAACGACGTGGTCGACTGCGGCACGTCTGAGATCCCGTCTGAGCACAAGGCTATGAACGTCTTGGCGCTCGAGAACGGCCAGTTCTGCGCCTATCCCAATAATCGGATGCGCGTTTACGACATCTCGCTGACACCAGAGGTGGTCCTCACTCCAGACTTTAAGGCGTCTGGTGAGTTCTTTGCAGTAGAAAACCACGACTTTACACGCTATGGAGACGTGGACGAATACCACTACTGAGGTGCGGACATGAAGAAAGTATGGGACAAGCCGAATCCAAAGAAGAAGTCGACACCGTTGACTGATAGCCAGAAGGCGAGCGCTAAGGCTGCAGCCAAGAAAGCGGGTCGACCTTATCCTAATCTCGTGGACAACATGCGAGCTGCACGAAAGAAAAAATAATGTGGATGAAGATAGCTCGTGAGTCTATCGGCCTAAAGGAAGTCGCTGGCCCAAAACACAATACGAAAATTCAGGCGTGGCTCGCCAAGCTTGGTGCTTGGTGGAAGGATGATGAGACGCCTTGGTGCGGCACGTTCGTTGCCCACTGCCTGCGTGAAGCAGGTCTACCCGTTCCTCAGCATTGGTATCGCGCACTGGCGTGGAAGGAATATGGCTCCAACCTGCGTCCCACTCATGTGTGTGAAGGCGCGATCCTTGTGTTCGCTCGTAGTGGCGGTGGTCACGTCGGCTTCTATGTAGGCGAGGACCGCTTCTACTACCGTGTACTGGGCGGCAATCAACAGAACGCCGTCAACGTGATGCGTATTGCCAAGAGCCGCTGTGTAGCGATCCGCTGGCCGAAGGGCGTACCGGTAACCGGTGGTCCTGTCCACGTAGCTTCCAATGCTCCAGTTTCGGACAACGAGGCATGAGCTTGAAGCAACGCCTTCTAGACTTTGAAGCTGTAGCGCTGTGCGTGATCCGCAAGTGGTGGAGGCCTATGACCTGCATCTGGATCGCTGGAACTATGGCGGTGCATGGCGTCGTCGCTCCGCTGTACATGCTCTTTGCAAAAGGTGAGGCTCCCAGTGATATGACTGGGCTGTCTCTATTGGTTACCGCCATTGCCGCTGCGTTTGCTGTGAGGGAATGGGGCAAGATTAAGGGGTCAGGAAATGATTGAGGCGTTGAGGGTTGCGTGGAGTTTCCGCCGATTTTTTGGGTACGCCATTCTTGTGGCCGTCATCGGCTGGTTGTGGGTGTCCAACGCTGGGCTTGAGAATGATCTCCTCAAGCAGAAGATCCGCTACACAGACTTGACTGCTCAGGTCGAGAAGCAGAATGCGCAGATCGAAGCATACAAAGTAGTTGAAAAAAAATCGGCTGCTGCCGCAGAGAAGGCGCTCAAGGAGGCTCGCGTCGTGGAGAAGTGGCACGCCGGTAAGGCAACCCGCATCCTCGTGTCCGTGCCGACCAACAGCGATGAATGCATTGCTGCCCTCGATCTACTGAAGGAGTACCAGTAATGCGTGCCTTAGCCCTGCTGCCAGTCCTGCTCTTGCTTGGCTGTGCGTCCAAGCCACCAATTGAAATCAAGATCCCAGTGGCGGTGCCTTGCATCAAAGAGCAGCCAGTCGCCCCGATCTATCCAACAGTCGCAGAAAGCGCTGGAATATTTGAAAGAGTAAAGGTACTGCTTGCGGAGCGAGAACTCCGCAAGGGGTACGAGGCTAAGTTACAGGCCATGTTGGCCGCTTGTGGAGAAATCAAATGAAGAAGCCAATGCCGTTCAAGGGTAAAGAATCCAAGATGGAAGAAAAGATGGAAAAGAAAAAGGGCGGCAAAGCTGCTTACGCCAAGGGTGAAATCAAAGAGTATAAAGGCAAAGCCAAGGAAATGGCTGGCAAGATGAAGATGCTCATGAAGGCAAAGAAGAAGTAAGCAAGAAAGTGGACAGGTGCAGAGAAACTGCACCAACTGCGGCCAATCAAAGCCCCAATCAGAGTACCGCCTAAACCCTAAAACTGGGCGGTACTCTTCCCGCTGCGCGTCATGCCCACCTGCGCGACGTCACAGCAAATATGATTCCGTTGAGGCCTACCTCAAGCACCGCTATCTAGATGCAAAGCGAAGAACAAAAGGCGGTGGGTTCGCATCAGATTGTTTCACGCTCGATCACTTGCTCGAGCTCCTAAAGAAACAGGATGGGCGATGCGCAGTCACCCGCAAGAGATTTACCTTCGAAGGTAATGCGGTTGGTACTAATGTCAGCATTGATCGTATCGACTCCAACAAGCCGTACTCTGCCGGAAATGTAAGGTTGGTCTGCGTTGCAGTTAATTATATGAAGCGCCGCATGAACGACGATGAGTTGCTCGACTGGTGCTTAGATATCGTCAAAGGTATGGGTTTGTGGAAATAGAGGATGTCGCAAAGAAGCTAATGGGGGACTTCCCCATGTACGCAAAGAACGTGCTGCGCATTGTCGACAAGAAGAGCGAGATCAAGCCGTTCAAGCTCAATCGCGGTCAACTTATCCTGCACGATAAGCTCGAGACGCAGCTAGCAGAAACCGGTCGTATTCGAGCTCTGGTCATTAAGGGCCGTCAGATGGGCATCTCCACATACGTGGAAGGCCGCTTTTACTGGAAGACCACAAAGACCAAGAACGCCAACGCCTTCGTGCTCTCTCACCTTGCTGAGTCCACCACCGCCATCTTCCGCATGGTCAAGTTCTTCTACGACAACGCGGCTCACCCAATCTTTAAGCCAGCCCTGAAGTCGAGCACCACCACATCGCTTGAGTTCGACAAGCTGAATTCCCAGTATCGTATTGGTACTGCGCGATCCACAAACATTGGTCGCGGTATGACAAACCGCTACGTGCATGCATCTGAGGCAGCATTCTATCCAAACAGTGGCGAGATTGTGGCAGGTCTACTGCAGTCTGTCCCCGCCGAAAACTCCGAAGTTATCGTTGAGTCCACGGCGAACGGCGCAGGCGGCTGGTTCTACGAACAGGTGATGAAGGCGCTAAGAGGCGACAGCGACTGGATTGTCATCTTTATTCCGTGGTTCTGGCTTCCAGAGTACGAGAAGAAGTGCGATCCGTATTTCGCCGTCACGGCAGAGGAAGCAAAGCTCGCTGCGCTATACAGCCTCTCGAACGAGAAGTTGAACTGGCGGCGGTCGAAGATAGACGAGCTTGGATCTCTGGATCTATTCAAGCAGGAGTATCCCTGCACGCCCGAAGAAGCGTTCCTGTTCTCTGGCCGCAGCTTTGTTGAAGAAGACTGCCTCATGGACGCGGAGCGTAACTGCTACACACCAGAGCTAGAAGGCAGCTTCAAGGACGGCAATGTCACGCCGCACGAAAAGGGATCATACAAGCAGTGGATCAAGCGCATCGATCCAGATGAGCGCTACTGCATCGGCGTCGACGTAGCTGAAGGTCTGGCGCATGGAGACTACACAGTTGCTCAGGTGCTGGATTCGCTTGGTAGGCAGGTTGCGACGTGGCACTTGCACATCGATCCATATGAATTGGGTGATCAGCTTGCCGCATTGGGCAAGATGTTCAACCGCGCCTACATTATTCCTGAGCGAAACAACCACGGTCTGACCACAATCCGCCGCATGCAGGATCTGGGCTATCCAAATCTTTATGTTGAACATACAGTCGATGATGCGTATGCAGACAGAATGACTAAGCGTGCAGGTTTTTATACGTCTAGTAAGACAAAACCATTGATTATCGATAATCTTGCAGCGCTTTTGCGTAAGCGTGATAGTGGAATAGCGGACGTAGAACTTGTAAAAGAGTTGCGTAACTACGTTATTGATGACAAAGGCATTACGAATGCTAAGTCGGGTTGCTTTGATGACAGAGTAATGTCATATGCAATAGCTCTATTCGGACTTAACTCGATGCCGCGTAACCGCAAGTCAAAAGTTGCGGCGACAAGGTACGAGCCGTTCGATAGCGTCGTGGGGTATTGATGTACGAAGACGAAATAGAAGACGAAGACAATGGAGAATTCGCACCAGTAGAGAAGCGTGAGGAAGACCTTGAAGAGTTTCAGGGTCTGGGTCCGCGTCTGCAATCTTTGTTCACTGAGTACAAAGACGCCCGTAATGATATTGAGGATGAGTGGCTCTCGAGTTTCCGCCAATTTTTGGGGGAGTATGACCCCGACGTCCTCGCCAAACTAACCGGTACACGCTCGAAAGTATTCGTCGGCCTCACCCGCACTAAGGTGATGTCGGCGTTTTCGCGTCTGGTTGACCTTCTTTTCCAGAGTGGTCAGGACTTCTACAGCATCGATCCCACAGCAATACCTGAGCTGGACCCGCTCGAGATGGCTGCGATCACCAAAGAAGCCACTGCTGAAATTATGCAGGCGTCTGGTGTAGCTTCACCAACGATGGTTCTCGATATCATCAATGAGCGTCGCGATGAGCTCATGGATCAGGTGCGTGATGAGGTTCGACGCCGCGCCAAGCTAGCCGCCTCAGAAATGACCATCCTTGTCCGCGATCAACTTGGCGAAGCCAATGCTGAGCAGAAGATTAAGGAAGCCATCATGGAGTCCTGCATCTTCGGCACCGGCTGCATCAAGGGCGGCACCGTTAGAATCGAGCGCAACAAGCGCTGGAAGCGTAGCTACGTCAACGGCGTACAGGCGCACTCTCTTACTGTCGTCGAGCAGGTCAAGCCTGACATCGAGTCGGTATCGATTTTCGACATATATCCAGATCCTTACGCGACGTCGAACGAAGACCTTCATGGTTTGTTCCGCCGCCACGTTCTTACCCGCCGCCAGTTCCGCGATCTGCGTGACCTTGACGGCTTCGACAGCGACGCAATTGAAGAGATCCTCTCTGATAGTCCTCGTGGTAACCACGTTGAAGAAGATCACGAGCGCATTCGTCGTGAAGTCGCCAACATCAAGCTGCAGTCTGGGCCAAACAATCGGTTCGAAGTGCTTGAGTACTGGGGATCCATCAACGGAACCGACCTTCTTGAGGCAGGCGCAGAGCTGCCAGAGGGTTCTGAAGAAGACGACGACTACGACGCAAACATTTGGATCTGTGCTGGCAAAGTAATCCGCGCCACGCTGAACCCGATTCCGGATGGTCGCATTCCTTACAATTGCTTCCCATACGAGCGTAACCCGCACCAGTTCTGGGGTACAGGCGTGCCTCGCATGATGCGCGATTCGCAGTCGACGATGAACGCGGCGACCCGTATCTTTATCGACAACATGGCGATCTCCTCTGGACCAATGGTCGAAGTCAACATGGACTTCCTAGAGGCCGGTGAAGATCCAACCGATCTGCATCCTTGGAAAGTCTTCCTGCGTAGTGGCGGCGATCCCAACGCCCCTGCTGTCCGCTTTAACCAGCCGGTGGCAAACGCTAATGGACTGACCAGCATCATCGAGATGTTCCGCAAGTTTGCCGACGAAACTACCTCTTTGCCGTCATACACGCACGGTGATGCAGGCCAACAGCTCAACAAGACAGCCACTGGTATGTCCATCCTGATGGGCAACGCCAACGTCGCGCTGAAGTCGACACTAAAGAACGTCGACGACTACCTAATCATTCCTCTGATCAAGTCTCTGTATCACTGGAACATGGAGTGGAGCGACAACGAGAAGGCTAAGGGCGACCTTAATGTGACCGCTCGAGGTAGTACTTCACTCATTCAGCGTGAAGTTCGCTCGCAACGCTTGTTGCAATTTATGTCTCTGATAAGTAATCCTATGGACGTTGCTATAACAAAACGTAAAGAGTTGCTAACAGAGATTGCAAAGAGTATGGATATTAACCCAGACGAAGTAATCAAGACTGACAAGGAGCTGCAAATTGAAGCGCAAGCACAACAGCAGCAGATGCTCGCCGCAAGCGGCGCAGGCGGTGATCCAACTGGCGGCGCAGCCCCAGTGGAAGGACTTGATGATCTTTCTAATGGAGCGGCTGGAGGCTTGCAGGGACAAGTTGGAGACCGTTCCGGACCACAAATTTGATCAAGGTAGAGCAGCAGAGTTGCGCTTCATCCTTGAACTAGAAGATACCGCACAAGCGGTTTTAAGCGCGAAGACGACCTCGTAAGAGACACCCGTCTTCTAAACGAAACGCGGACACTCCGTAGCGGACCCGCAAACATTGGTGAGATATGAAGGTAGACCCTGAGAAGCTTGAGCAAGAAGCCGACGAACTTTTGAAACAGATGATGGCAGAGCAGGACGGACCGGAGAATCAGCAGAATGCTGAAGAAACCGACACCCCGCCGCAGCCAGAGGAAGATGAAAACCCACCCGTAGAATCGACGGACACTGGGGAAGACGGCGAAGAGATTCCACAGGAAGAAGATCGCGGCGATCAAGATCCTGATGAAAGCGATGGTGACCTGCAGCAGCAGATCAAACTCGCTAACGAGCGTATCAAGAATGCTCAGGCTCGAATGACAAAGGCGACGCAAGAAGCGGCGGATTTGCGCAAAGAAGTAATCGCGCTACGTCAGCGGAATGCGGAGCTGAGCTCTGAACTGGAAAATGTCCAGCACAGAGGAGACGGTGAAGATGATGATCTGAAAACCCTCGCTGAGGAATATCCAGACATCGCTGCACCGCTTCTGAAGAAGCTGGCAAAGCTAGAGCAGACAGTCACACAGTATAGAGACCAAGTTAAAACGACTGAAAGTCAGAGCACTCTTAACGAGCACTTTGACACTATTCGCGAGTCGCACCCTGATATGGACGATATCGTCACGTCAGATGACTTTGTTGGATGGTTAGAGCGTCAGACGCCTGTATGGCAGCGTGTAGCCAATGACGGCAGCGCCCATGAGGTAGTCGAGCTTATCAATCGTTATAAGGAAGTCTTCGATACACAGCCGCAACAGCCGGTCTCAAAGGTTGAGAAGGCGCGACGGGTTGCAGAACCCACGCTCCCCAAAGCCCGACGACCGGACCCAAGCTCGGGCAAGCGAATTTGGAGCCGCCAAGAGATCACCCGCATGCCACTCGATGAATTCGAGCGACGTTCGGCAGAGATCGATCAGGCGTATCTAGAGGGACGAGTCCGTTAGTTCAATCCTGTTGTAATAAGGTCAATTTAATATGCCTGCTTTTCCTACCGCTGGTTCAAACTCCGCTGCGAACTTCATTCCTGAAATTTTCTCGAAGAAGCTTCAAGCGAAGTTTTATGCCTCGTCAGTACTCCCATCGATCTCGAACACCGAATATGAAGGTGAAATCTCGGGTCAGGGTAACAAGGTAAACATCCGCACCGTTCCTAACGTCACTGTAGGCGACTACACTGGCTCAGTTTCGTATGCTGATGTCACCACTCAAATCGTCGAGCTGAACATCGACAAGGCGAAGTCGTATGCCTTCAAGGTAGACGACATCCTCAAGGTTCAGTCCGACATCGCGTTCCAGAATGAAGCATCGAAGGATGCTGCTGAGCAGATGCGTATTGCTGTTGAGACCGACGTTCTCGGCAACATCCCTACCGCTGCAACGACCATTTTGGACAAGGCGTCGGTTTCAGAAACAACCCTTCTGAACCACATCCTCGAAGCTGGCCGCAAGCTGGACGAATTGAACATCCCTGATTCGGATCGTTTTCTCGTTCTCTCGCCTCTCTACATCGAGATGTTGAAGAAGTCGGAACTGCGTCAAGCTTACTTGACCGGTGACGCAGCTTCGCCACTCCGCAACGGTAAGGTTGGTCAGGTTGACCGCTTCACCATCTATCAGTCGAACTTGCTTTCGATTGGTTCGGGTGGCGACGCTGGCAAGACGTTCTGCCTTGCTGGTCACCCTAAAGCTACCTGCTTCGCTTCGCAGTTCGTGAAGACTGAAACAGTTCGCTTGACCGACACGTTCGGCGACGGCGTTCGCGGTCTGAAGGTTTACGGTTACAAGGTCGTTGTTCCTAACGCCCTCGTCACCATGAAGCTCAAGACGACTGCCTAATAGGATTGGGGCGGGGGAAACCCTGCCCCTCTCTTCATAGGTGAGGGCGGAGCAGATACCGCCCTCTACTCTGTAGAGAACGAGGTACACCGTGGAAAAATCTATTGAAGACATGAGCAAAGACGAGCTCGACATCTACGCACGAGACAAGTTCGCCGTAGAGCTCGACAAGCGTCGCCGCATTGAAGATCTTGTTGAGCACGTAAAAACGCTCGTAAATAACAAGGGCAAGGTTGTTGAGGCTAAAGTCAAAGCTGATCGCCAACCAAAAATCGTGCGCCATTTGAAAACGGGTGTAGAATGGTTCTGGAGTCCTCTATATAAGGGCAATCCAGACCTTGAAGTTATTGAGTGGGAATAAACTAAATGGCGACGACCAAAGCTGTTGATCTAATCAATCGGGTTAGCATCACACTCCAAGATCCTACGTTTGTTCGTTGGACTCAGAGTGAGTTGCTGAACTACCTTAATGATGCACAGCGGCAGGTCGTGCTGTTTCGCCCAGATGCGAAGGCAGTTAACGCTCCGTTTACATGTGTGAATGCTGCAAAACAGACATTGCCTGCAGACGGACTTCGCCTGATAAGCGTGCTTCGCAACACTGAAGGTCGAGCAATCACTAAGGTCGACCGCAGCATTCTCGATGTCCAGCTTCCGACGTGGTACGAAACTCCCGTGGGCGGTGACGGCATAAAGCACTACGTCTACGACGCGCTAGACCCGAAGAACTTTTACGTCTTCCCTAAGCCTGCTGCTGACGACGAGATCGATATCATCTACGCGATGGCACCGGTTGATATCGTTGTTTCGAACTACACGACTGACACGCAAGTGATCGGCATTGACGACATCTACGCAAACGCGCTGATGGACTACATGATGTACCGCGCTTACCAGAAAGACAGCGAGTTCGCCAATCTCAACCGCGCCGCTGTGTACTATCAGGCGTTCACAACGTCTCTTGGCATCAAGTCGCAGGCAGATGGCGGCTTACTTGAAAGCATGGAAGCTCAGAAACCACGGCGTACCGCCCAGTGAAGTACAGCGACCTCTTCGTCTACGTCCTGAGCGAGGCTCCGTCCTGCCCTGAGTTTACCGCTGAGAGGGCTATCAGAGACACTTGCATAGACTTCTGTGGACGCACAGATCTGTATCGTGCAGAGCCCCAGACGCTGACTGTAACAAGGGGTGTGACGGACTATGAGCTCGACGCACCCGCTGGCACTGAGCCCAATCATGTGAAGTCGATCTTGCGTGACGGTCGACCGCTGGAGGCTGTCCCTTATGAAGACGCCTTCATGAAGATTGAGCTGTCTGATTTCGGTCCCGCAACGTACTTCTCACAGTACGACAACCGAAACGTCTTAATTGGCCCTAAGCCAGAGGGACGGGAGAACCTTAAGGTTCTGTACACGCTTAAGCCTACACAGTCCTCGACGTCGATTCCGGACACCATTGGCCTTGAGCATCGTGAGACGCTCGTAGCTGGAGCCCTGTTCCGACTGCAGATGATGTCTGGACAGCCTTGGATGGATGGCGCTGCTGCCGGTGCTAATAGGCAGCTTTACGAGCGCGGTGTTGCTGCAGCTATGCGTCAGGCTAAGTTCGGCCACAGTGGCGCTGCACTTACGGTTAAAGCAAGAGAGTTCATCTAATGGCTTATTCAGAAACCCTATATCTCGTTCAGGGCGATACGCTACCCCAGCTCAAGATCACTGTGCGTGACCGTAATCAGGCTGCAGCCGGTAAGACTCTTGACCTAGATGATCCTACTACGTGGGCTCCGGTCAATCTTACAGGAGCCACCGTTCGCCTGCGCGTGCGCGAGATCGGCGGATCTAGCACCAAGTCAACGCTTGTCGGAACAAACACCAATGCTGTGGCAGGTGAGGTTGTCTTCATATTTAACGCCACAACTCTGGATACCTCTGGTACATTTGAGGGTGAGATCGAATACACCGAAGCTGGTGGTGGAATTCAAACGGTATATGACCTGATTAAGCTGCAGATCCGCGAGCAGTTTTCTTAGGAGTAACCAATGGCAGATGCCGGTATCAGAGCTGGTGGTACTGGCGACAACTCAGTAGATGTCCGAAAGCTAGAGGTAACACCACTCGAGTACACGGAGCTGTCAGCCACCACTGAGCACGTAGAGCTTAAGGCGCAGGCTCGTTACAGGCTTCTGTCGTCCGCAAGCCAATACGTATTGCTTACTGCCCAGCAAGCCTACAGACGTCTCACTGCCACAACCTCCTCAATTCGTCCGTACATTACCACTGCCTTTGGTCAGTTCTTAATCTTTCGAACATTTGCGGATTTGGCAGGTGTCATTGATCAAGTTCGCCGCGCTTTTGGCAAGACAGTGTCGGACAATGCGGCAGTAACCGACACAGCCGTAAAGTCACTTGGTCGCACAAGAAACGATGCAGCGGCTGCAAGCGAAGCTATGTTTCGAAGTTCCGGTAAATCGCTCACAGAGGCGTTAACCGGAGTGGATTATGCGCACAAAAGTACCACTAAAAGCAAAGTGGATACATTGTCGGTGTCGGATATCTCGATCAAGTCGATTGGAAGATCGTTATCTGAATCGACCGCTGCAATGGATGTGCTATCAAAAACAACGATCTTTGCGCGGACATTTTCCGACAACCCTGTTATCGCTGATGTTTCAAGCAAGGCGTTTGGAAAAACGCAAGTAGATGGCGTGCAATCGTTTGATGTTCGCTCGCTCGTAGTTAATAAAGCTCTATCGGATTTGGCTTATGCGACAGATGACGTTAACGGCGCGTCTGTAGGCGATGACCAAATAATTCAGTTCTTTAAGTCACGATCCGACATAGCTGTAACTCAAGACATCATCGCGATTGTCTCAACCTTCTCAAGAGTGTATAGCGATGCAGCGTATACCTCAGAGGTGTCGACAAAGGCCTTCGGTAAATCGCGTGTAGATCATGCGGTGACATCCGACTCAGGCTTTGTTAGAAGCCAAGGGTACTGCGATATAAGTTACTTCATGGAAGATTACGTTGGCGCTACAAGAACATTCTGAGGTTAAACATGAACACGAACGAAATAATTAAGGCCACTGGCCGACTGAATATCCAAGTCATTGATATTGATGGCACAATCAAACAAGAACAGACCGTCGACAACCTAGTTGTCAGCACTGGCCTTGGCTTCATTGCAAGCCGCATGAAAGATGCAACTGCTGCAGCAATGTCTAACATGGCTATTGGTTCAGGTACTGCTGCTGCTGCGGGTGGAAACACAGCACTTGGCACTGAGCTTGGTCGCGCAGCTTTAGTTTCGACTACGGTCACCGACAATGCCGTTGCATATGTTGCGACTTTTGGCGCTGGTGTTGGTACTGGGGCAGTGACTGAAGCAGGTTTGTTCAACGCAGCCAGCAACGGAACAATGCTTTGCCGCACCGTCTTTGGTGTTGTAAACAAAGAGGCAACGGACACGATGTCGATCACTTGGACTGTGACCATCGGCGCTGCATAATTTTCTTTGAGGCGAGTTTAAGATGGCTACTATTGTTACGCGGTCTGGAAAAGGCTCGCCTCTTACCAACGATGAAGTTGATGCAAACTTCACGAATCTGAATACGGAGCTGGGGACGAAGGCTGATACCTCGTCCCTCGCTACCGTAGCAACTACTGGCGCGTATGCAGATCTGACTGGAAAGCCGACCATAGGATCGGCTGATGGCTCTATTGCCGTGACTGGAACGACAAACATCGACCTATCTGTTGCCGTCGCTGGATCAACATCCAATGTTGTTTTGCCTGTTCGTAACACCACTGGCGCAACGCTTACAAAAGGCACTGCTGTCTATATTAGCGGCGCTACTGGTCAACTTTCCACTGTCAGCAAGGCAATCGCAACCAGCGATGCAACGTCAGCACAGACGCTTGGGTTGGTCACAGCCAACATCGCCAACAATTCCAATGGCAACGTCACGCTGATCGGAACCATCACTAATATCGATACGTCTGCTTACACGGATGGGCAGCAACTATACCTCAGCCCCACAACGGCTGGGACACTGACGGCGACCAAGCCACATGCCCCAAGCCACATGGTTTACATGGCTGTGGTGGAACACGCTCACCCATCGCAGGGCAAGTTATTTGTCAAAGTCCAAAACGGCTATGAGATGGATGAGTTGCACGATGTGGCGGTTCAAACTCCATCAAACAACGATGGCCTGTTTTACAACACATCGACAAGTCTGTGGGAAAACAAGTCAATTGTAACGGCGCTTGGATACACGCCTTACAACGCATCAAACCCAAGCGGGTATCTTTCGACCGTAAGCCTCACAACGAACGTCACTGGTACCCTGCCTGCAGGAAGTGGCGGGACCGGCATAACTTCGGTTGGCGCTGCTGGGAATGTGCTGACCAGCGATGGCACGGCGTGGTCATCGCAACCCCCCGCAGCCGGTGGCATAACATACACTACGGTCAAGACGTCTAACTATACAGCTTCCGCAAATGACGGTGTGCAAACCAGCACTAGCGGCGGATCCTTCACAGTTACCCTTCCTGCCACTCCAGCGGTGGGCGATCAGGTTATTGTTACTGATAGCGTAGGATCATGGGCCACAAATAACTTGACGATTGGGCGTAACGGCTCGACCATTGAAGGCGATGCCAGCGACCTTATCTGCGACATCTCTGGCGTCAGCGTGCAGTTTGTTTACAGCGGTACGACTTGGGACGTATTCGCACAAGCTGGCGGAGCTGGAGGCGCAACTGCTGGAACCCTTGAGGTATCTGATGGCGGAACGGGCGTGTCGACCCTCACCGGCTACGTTAAGGGTAACGGCACTTCACCCTTTACCGCTTCAGCCACAATCCCAACGAGTGACCTGACAGGCACGATACCCGCAAACAAAGGCGGCACTGGCTTAACGTCGGCTGGTGCTACTGGTAACGTCCTGACTAGTGATGGTACGGGATGGACAAGCGCAGCACCCACCGCCGCTGGCGGGTTTAGCAATATTGAAGTATTCACATCATCTGGCACGTTTACCATTCCTGCTGGCATCACCAAGATTAAAGTAACTGTTGTCGGTGGCGGCGGCGGCGCAAGCGGCGCAAACGGCACTGGCTCTAGTGGGGGTGGCGCTGGCGGAGGGGCCGCTATAAAAATTCTAAGTGGTTTAACGCCTAGCAATACATTAACGGTCACAGTTGGTTCTGGCGGGAATGGGTCTGCATATACTTCTACCGGAGGGAGTGGTGGATCGTCCAGTCTTGCATCTGGCACGGAGACCATAACTACAATATCTGCAACTGGTGGAGCTGGCGGACGATCCAATGGTTCGCTTCAAGGGTCCACTGGCGGTGTTGGAAGTGGCGGGGATTTGAACATCCGCGGCGGCGCTAGTCAAGGTGGTTCGCAATCAAGCGCTAATGGTGGATGGAGCGTGGGTCAAGGCGGTAACTCTATACTTGGCGGTGGAGCACCCGCAATGTCTACACTCGGCACCGACGGCGGATTATACGGTGGCGGCGGCGGGTCGCGTATTTATACTTCAAGTGGCACCGGTGGCGATGGGGCCGCTGGCGTTGTGATAATTGAGTATTAACCTATGAGCTATGCAATCATTGAAAATACCTTGGTTATTAACTCGGTCGAAGCAGAGGCGGATTACGCCGCTGAACAAGGCTGGGTTTTGCTCCCAAAAGGCGCTGGCATTGGCTGGGCTTATATTGATGGTGAGTTTGTAGACCTGCGTCCTGACGCTTCGGCAGACGCCGCTGCATCGAAGGTAAACCACCAAACCTTGCTCGACATCACGACGCAGACCGACCCATCTAACATCGCATGGCCCGTGTCGCCATCAACCGGAGAGTAACATGGCAACCCTCTCAAGCATTCTCCCTCCGGTAAACGTATCGACGGCGTCAGGCACACTGCCTTCAACCAAAGGCGGCACGGGCTTAACTTCCGCTGGCACTGCTGGTAACGTATTGACCAGCGATGGTGATGGCTGGGTATCAAGCCCTGCTTCGGGCGGTGGCGCAAGCGTTGTGATCAGCGAAACTGCACCAGCATCTCCAACAGCAGGAACAGTTTGGTGGGATAGCGACACCGGCGCTTCATATATTTATTATGATGATGGCAACACCGCGCAATGGGTGTCGTTTAGCATAGGTGAAACTGGCGCGACAGGCCCAGCGGGGCCGACAGGGGAGCAAGGGCCACAAGGCCCACAAGGTGAATCTGGGGCAGTTACCTGTCCGCAAAATGTGCAAAATGGCAACTACACGCTTGTTTTAGCTGACGCTGGTAAGCACATTTATTCTGCCAACACTGGCGCACAGACAATCACCATCCCAACAAACGCATCGGTGGCATTCCCCATTGGCACTTTGATTACGATTGTGAACAGGGGAACAACGCAAATAATTTTAAGTGCTTCTGGTGTTTCGGTAATTCCCAACGGTTCGGCGTCTGCTTTGCCATACCCTAGCTTGCAACCAAATAATTCAGTGCAACTGCTTAAAACCGGAACTAATATCTGGGAAAGCACGACTGGAACTATAGCAAATCAAATTTTTGCGTTTACGTTTCTTAGTATCGCAGGCGGTGGCGGCGGTGGTGGCTACGGCGGCGGTGGTGGTGGTGCTGGTGGGTATGTTGCTGGCTCTAGCAATATCAGCCCATTTCCGACAACGCTTTCAGTAGCGGTTGGGGCGGGTGGCAACGGTGGGCCGAATTTTACCAACGGTTCTAATGGCGCAAATACTTCAATTACTGGAACTACAACTGCTGTCGGCGGCGGTGGTGGTGGTGCTAATAGTGGCGTCGCACTACTTCAAGGCGGATCTGGTGGCGGCAGTGCAGGGTCGCCAAACATTGCTGGTGCTGGCACATTAGGCCAAGGTAATGCGGGTGGTTCATCTGCCTCTGCATATAATGGCGCTGGGGGCGGTGGCGCTGGAGCAGTTGGTGCTAATTTTGGTGCTGGGTCAACTGGGGGTAACGGTCTGTCATCTTCTATCACAGGTTCTGCCGTTGTTCGCGGTGGTGGTGGTGGTGGTGGCAATCCCTCTGGTCAGCTTTCCGCTACTGGCGGCACTGGCGGAGGTGGCACTGGTGGCGGCAATCTCAGCGCAACATCAGGCACTGCAAACACAGGCGGCGGCGGTGGTGGCGGCGGCGGATATGTGGGAAGCGCAGGCGGTTCGGGCGTTGTTATTATATCATCGCCTATTGCAGCGACATCAACCACAGGCTCTCCAACGATTTCATCTGTAGGTGGCAACACGGTATACATTTTCAACTCATCAGGCTCGATTACCTTTTTCTAAGGTCAGCACTGTAATGATTACATTTGCATAGGAATTAGCAATGGCAGCACTCGATTTCCCGACCAGCCCGACTGTAGGCCAAGTCTATACCGCCAATGGTGGTTCATGGGTATGGGATGGCACTGTGTGGGCTGGTGGCAACATCACGCCAGCAACATCAGGCGGCACTGGGCTTACATCATCGGGCGCAGCGGGTAACGTCCTGACAAGTGACGGAACTGGCTGGGTATCTGGCGCGGCTCCATCAGGTGCTGTTGAATACCCGCAGAACGTCCAAAACGGAAACTACACGCT